GATTTCAGGGAGACGTGGGAGAGAAATATAGGGGACTGATGCAGATTAGTACAAGTAAGGATGTGCTTAAATTTTTAGGTGTGAGTAAAGATGAACTGTATAATGAAAAGACTAATATTAGATGTGGAGTAAAAATGTTGAGGTATTATTTAGAAAAGAGTGAGGGTAATATAGAGAGAGCACTATGTATGTATGGATGCGGAGAGGGAAATAGTAGCAAGAGAAAAACATATTGTAGACCAAGCCAAGAGATTTATATTTTATATAAGAAGTATAAAAATTTATTTGAACAAGAAGAATATAATAATTTCTTGCTCGAAGAACTGGAAAATAGAAGCTGTGAACTTGAACATCTAATTAAGGTTAGTGAAAAATGTGATAGTAAAAAGAGAAATTATTATGAAATGAGGATTAAGAGCATAGAAAATGAAATTTGTGAAATTGAAAGAATGTTGGGATAAGATGTTGACATTAACTGCATGATGTGCTATAATACTTATAGATAAAACAATAAGGAGAGTTTATATGTATTGTTTATTTATGTGTTTTGTGGCAATTATTGTAATGGATATTATTTTTGGAAAGAGGTGAACTTATGGAGTTTCTTGTCGGTGTCTTTATACTTTCAGCTGTACTATATTGCTTATTTGACGAAAAGGATGATTGGGGTGAACGGTAATGATTAGTAAGAAAACTTTTGTAAAAGCTATGAAAGAAATCACAAAACACGATGATTTTGAGACAGCCATCAATAAGGTGCTCCGTGATTATGACGATGATTCGTCTATTATGAGTAGCGGTCTTGAGAGCGCACTCATGTATGTTATTCAGGAACAGTTTAATGACCTAGATGACGACTGGCTTGGATATCTTTGTTATGAGCGCAATTATCTTCGTGATTATAAATTTGGCGATATTCAGTTTGCAGATGGTTCTAGCCCGGAGTTGAACAACTGGTCTGATGTATACGACTTTCTTATTCGTTGCATGAACGACCATAAAACCAGAAAGTAATGGTGGTGCCGCATGGGTTTGAGGATGTTATTTGATGTGCAGAAACCTGTGCGTCTACCAAGACAAGAAGTTATTGATAGGCTATACAAGGAGTTTACCGTATATCAAATTAATGACATGATTAATTCTAAGAATAAGCCAGAAACAGATTATCGGAAGTTATGCAGAAATATTGTGTCATATTATGACGCTCATGGGTATGTTTCTGAGAAGCAGAAATTATGTTTATGTAGATATACAGCATACAATTTTTTAGAGCCGGAGAATTTATCAAAAATAATTCCAAATAACTCTTGACAAATGATTTTTTCTGAGTATAATATTATATAGAAACCAATCCCGACTGGTTTTAAAAAACGACTTTTATTTACAAAAAAACTAAGGAGAAACGAAATGATTACGAAGATTTTTAACACGACTACGGTTGCTGATGGCTCTACTGAGCGTCTGACTGTTCACACGAAGATTGGAGAGTTTGAAGTTCCGGGCAAGCGCATTACTTGTCACGTTCGTCCTCGTGATAATGACGAGTATGATGCAGAATTTGGTAAGGCTCTTGTAAAGAAGAAGTTTGATATTCTTTCCACTGATGACCGTATCGGTCAGCACATGACTATGGCAAAGAATCTTCGTGCAATTGCTAAGAACCTGATGGATATTGCCGATAAGGAAGAGCGCATCGCAGATGATATGTGTGGCAAGATTGAAGATATGAAATATGCTTACGACTATTTTGTTGAGAAGCATTTTAACAATAACTAATAAAGGAGAATAAAAATGGAAGAGAAGCACATCAATATGATTGAACCTGTAGAAGACAAGGTAAAGCATAAGCCCGAAAAGATTCTGTACTATACCTGTGTTGATTGTGGTGGCGTATTCCCTGTAAAGGAAGCAAAGATGGCAGAATGGTTTAATGCTCATGGCACGTTTCCTTGTCATTGCGCTAATTGTAAGAAGCGTCGTGAGAATTTCGTTAAGAACAACAACAACAACTAATTTAACAAGGAGAATTATATAATGGGATTCAACTTTAAGGTTCAAAAGGCTGTTCGTGAGAAGATTGCTGTTAAGATTGCTCTGATGGGGCCTAGTGGTTCTGGCAAGAGCTATAGCGCACTACGTCTTGCAACTGGTATGCGTGAAGAGATGAAGAAGACTGGTACTGATGTAGGTACTAATGGACGCATCCTATTCGCAAACACAGAAGGTTCTCGTGGCCGTTATTATGCCAACGAGTTTGATTATGACATTGTTGACCTTGTTCCTCCTTATGCGCCAGAACAGTTTACTGAGCTAATTAACTATGCGGTTGAAGAAAAGTACGCCATCCTTATTATTGATAGCACTTCTGCCGAATGGGAAGGTAAGGGCGGCTGTCTTGAGCTACAGCAACAGGCTGGCGGTCGTTATCAGGACTGGAAGCTAATTACCCCTCGCCATGATAAGTTTATTGACACTATGCAGTATAGTCCTATTCATATTATTGCTACTATGAAGGGCAAAGACCAGTATGAGGTTGATAAGGACGAGCGTGGTCGTACTGCTGTTAAGAAGCTGGGTGTCGGTGCAAAGCAACGTGACGGTTTCGAGTATTACTTCACTACTACTTTCAACATTGATGTAACCTCTCACATGGCTAAGTGTGAAAAGGACAACACTCATATCTTTGAAAATGAGGGCTATACCATTCTGTCTGAGGACTTTGGTAAAAAGATTATCAAGTGGGCTAATAGTTCTGATGTAGAAGCTACTTCTGCAAAGACCTTTGCTCAGGCTCCTGATTATGACGGCTCTGGTTCTGTTAGCGAGGCTTCTGAACTAACTGACACTATTAATAAGATTGGTAGCCTTGCACAGGCTCTAGTTGGTGCTAATAAGCTATCCAAGACTGACCTTGTTGGTATTATCAAGAAGTACCATACTAGTGCCAACTACAACTCTATTACTGATATTGGTGTTGCTAATAATATTCTGGCTGAACTGGAAGCTAAGAACAACTGATGATAATACTTGACTTTTAGTCGAGTTTGATATATAATATATTTAACATTATAAAGGAGATTAAATCTATGAATACTCTGCATTTTTCTGGTCGTTTTGTTGCTGACCCTGAACTAAAGGAGACTAACGGTAATAAGTATACTTTTTTTACTCTTGCACAGGATGTTCACCTAAAGGACGGTAAGTCCAAGGCTATTTTCATTCCTTTCACTGCTTTTGGTCAGACCGCAGAAAGCATTTGCAAGTTCTTTAAGAAGGGTCAGCCCATTCTTGTCGATGCTTATATGTCTTCTTCTACTACTGAGGGCGATGGTAAGGATACCAAGATTACTCGTGTTAGCCAGATTGTCAACCGTTGGGAGTTTATGTCTGCCAATCCTAATGCGGACAAGGGTTCTGCCATCACTGCCAAGTCTACTCCTGTTGACAGCGCTCCTACTGCGTCTGATGACCTTCCTTTCTAAGTAAAATTTAACCAAAAATAATTGATGGTTTTAGCCACCACCGATATGGTGGTGGCTATTTTATATTAAAGGAGGGAAAGCATGGAAGAAGAGAAGCAAAAGAAACTGCCAACTTTCTCATTTTCTAAGCTAAAGAATTTTGGTGAGTGTCCAATTTGTTACTATAAAAACTACGTTTTGCATGAAAAGAAAAATGATAAAAGTGGTTTAAGTGAGTTTGGCACATTCTGCCATAAGATTCTTGAAATGTATGAGAAAGGTCAGCTTGAGATTTGGGAGATGTTATCTTATTATCAGGATAACTTTCAAACAGAAGTCCCGTCTAGCTTTGTCGTAAAGATGTCTGATGCATTTTCAAAAGACTTATATCCTTACTATTACGCAGATGGCGAGAGTTATTTTACCAATTTTGAAGGATACTCAAATTGGGAGATTCTTGAATCGGAATATGAGTTTGAAATTCCTATTACTGATTACGCTCTGTTTAATGGCAAGGTTGACCTTATTGCTAGAAGTAAAAAGAGTGGTAGATTAATTATTATTGACCATAAATCTAAGTCTAAATTTAAGTCAAAAGAAGAACTCGCAGATTATGCAAAACAGCTATATCTATATGCTTATGCAGTTCACGAGAAATATGATGAATGGCCTAAAACCCTCTATTTTAATATGTTTCGTAAGGGTGAATTGGTAGTTATCCCTTTTGACAGGAAAGAATATCGTATGGCTATGGACTGGGCAAAACGTACCATTGATACCATCCTCTCCGTAAACTGGGGTAATTTCAAGGTCGAAGAGACAAATAATTTTTGCGTAGAACTTGAAGACCCTATTGTAAAAATTGAAAATCCGTGCTATAATACAGATACGAAGAGATTACGGTTTGGTGATGGACACAAGAAATATTCAGAGCTTTTTGACTATAAGAATGACTTCTACGGAAGAAATCTTTGTGGTTATAAAGATAGCTGTGGACTCTGTGTAAATCACCAATAAAAAGAAAGGGTTTAAATATGGCAGATTTGCTCGACAAAATTAAAGAAGCAGAACAAATGCTTGGGAACGAAGAACAGGCTATCGAGATTGCAAAGCTAATGAATCTTCGCAATTTTGATGAAGAGAAGCTAACGGGTTCTTCTCCATTTTCAAGCGATTCTAACCCTAGTTTTATTTGGAATAAAAAAGACCTTTGCTACCACGATTTTAGCAATGGTGGTAATTATAGTATCATCAACGCATATATGTATGCCTATGATGAAACTTACGCACAAGCTCTAAAGCGTCTGTTTGACCGTTGCCATATTGAATTTGATTTCAAGCGTGGTTTTGGTTATGATGAGCGTGAAAGCCTAGAGAATTATAAATTTCCTGTTGATGATTCTGTTGAAGACAATTCTAATGCTACTGCTTATCTAAAGAAACGTGGATTTACAGAAGAAACTATTAAGTTTTTTGATATTGGACAAACCAAGAAAGGTGACGTTCAATTTAAGTTCAAAGATATTAATGGTCGTTTAGTTGGTGTTAAATATCGTCATGCTCACGCTGTAAAGCATGGAGAGTCTAAGTATTGGTGGCAGGGTGATTGTTCTCCTTGTTATTCCCTGTTTAATATCAACAATATTGATATTACCCAACCTCTAATTGTTACGGAGGGAAATCTTGATGCTATGGCTGTATGGCAGTCTGGTAGTCACAATGTAGTGTCTATTCCGGGGGGCGCAACAGACCTAAATTGGATTAAGTACAACTTCGACTTTCTTGAGAAATTTAAGAAGATTATCCTATGGCTTGATAACGATACTGCTGGTGAAGAAGGGACAAAGAAGATTGTTCAAAAGCTGGGCGAGTATCGTTGTTATATTGTAGAGTCTCCTGATTATGCACAGGAAGCTGTTGAAGAATATTACAAGCAATTTAATCAAGAGAAACCTATCCGTAAAACAGATGCTAATAATGTGATGATTGCTATTGATGGCAGTGCAGTTCTAAAAATGATTGCAGATGCTAAAGCGGTAGAAAATCCTCGCGTTAAACATTTGTTTGATTACGAAGAGATGCAGCTACAAAATGTGCCAAACATTTCTTTCGGAATTAAAGCTTTAAATAAGGTTCTATATGGCAATTTTCAGAATACTTTGACACTAATTACTGGCACTGCTGGTTGTGTTGATTGCGACACAGAGTTCTTCACTGGTACTGATTGGAAACGTATCGCAGACTTTCAGGATGGAGACAAAGTTCTACAGTATAATGAGGATGGAACTACCTCTCTTGTTTATCCGTCAATTTATCATAAGTATCCTTGTGATAAAATGTGGCACTTTGAGACAGCAAAACTAGACCAGTGCCTTTCCGACGAACATACTGTCGTATATTATGATAAAGGCAGAAACCTTAGAACAAAAAGTTTTGCAGAGGTTCGGGAAATTCATAATAAAAATGTATATGGATTTAGAGGAAAGTTTATCCGCTCTTTCAAGTACAATGGCGAAGGCATTGATTTGACAGATGCAGAGATTAAACTAATGTGCGCCGTCATTTGTGACGGATGTTTTCATAGTTCCAAGAAAGATAGTAATGCGGTCGTTATTTCCGTTAAGAAAGAGCGCAAGAAGAATAAAGTCAGAGAAATTCTAAAAGAATGTGCGATTGACTATCACGAAACGGTCAACACTAAGGGATACACTAATTTCTATTTTTACGCTCCAAGACACGAGAAAGAATTTACAGCCTATTGGTATAATTGCTCTCAGCATCAATTACAGGTAATTTGCGACAATATTTTGTTTTGGGATGGACACGTTTATAATAATGGTGCTAAAGTGTTCTTTACGTCTGTTGAGCGTACTGCTACATTCATTCAGTTTGCTTTTGTAAGCACTGGACATTATGCGTCTCTAAATATTTATGATAGACGCGGGACTGAAAAGGAAACGAATGGGAAAATATACACTCGTAACTCTTTAGAGTATACTGTTCAGATTTCAGACCAAGTTCTTGTCGGTATTAGCGGTGCGTCAAACTCTGTCAATGGTAAAAAAGCGGAGATTACCGAGTACAAAACTAAAGATGGTTTTAAATATTGTTTTACTGTTCCAAGCCATATGTGGGTTATGAGAAGAAATAGAAAAATTGTAGTATCTGGCAATTGTGGCAAGAGTAGTGTACTAAACCAGATTGGTGTTGCAGCCCCATTGGAACAAAACCGTAACGTATTTATTTATTCCGGTGAAATTCCTGCTCAATTCTTGCTTGGAAACATTTTTAGACCTATGGCTTCAAATCGTCATATTATTGAGTTTGATAATGGCGCTGACCGCCCGAAGGGATATGCAGTTTCAAAGCAAGCCACAGAATTGATTCGTCAGTGTTACCATGAAAATCTTTATGTCTATGACGATTGCTTTGAGGGTGATAATTCCCTTAGTACGGAAGGAACTGGTCTTTTGAAACAAATGGATTATTCGTATCGTAGATATGGAACTGATGTATACATCATCGACAATCTAATGACAATTGATTTAAAGGGATGTACTGGGGAGACAAAGTTTGAAAAGCAAATTGATTTTATTAAGCAATTAAAAATGTTTACTAGAAAATATCCAGTAGAAGTATTTCTAGTCGCTCATAGTCGTAAACTTGCCCAAGGTGAAACTGAGGTTGGATTGCAGAGCGTTGCGGGCGCAAGTGAAATCTCAAATCTTGCTGACAGATGTATCGCTTGTAAGATTCTGAACGAAGATTCAGAGGGTTATGATTTTCAGCTATCAGTTGTCAAAGACCGTCAATCGGGCAAGGCTGGTAGCAAACTAAAATTGTATTATGACAATTGCTCTATGCGTATTTTTTCTGATGAGCAAGAACTTAATATGCGTTATCGCTGGGAGCGTGAACTTGGTAACAAGATTCATTATGATGATAATTTAAGCAAGAGAATTGTTGCTAATATTCCTGAACTCAAATTTAACCCTACCCCTACGTTCACCTCTGAACCTGATATTCCGACAGAATCAGCACAAGAACCAAATCTTCCGTTCTAAAATTTAACAAACAAATTAATAGTGCATCTTGACAGATGCACTATTTTTGTATATAATAATAATAGAAAGGAGTGTTCGTATGCCAAATTATTTTCCGTATCACATTCACAGTTGGTATAGTCTTCTTGATAGCGCAACTGATTTTAGAGACTATGTTGATAAAGCTGTTGAACTTGGTCAAACTGCAATTGCGTTTACTGAACACGGTAACATTTATAACTGGTTTGAGAAAAAACAATACTGCGAATCAAAAGGTTTGAAATATGTTCATGGGTGCGAAGTTTATCTAACAGAGACTCTCTCACTTACAGATGATAAAGGTGAGCGGTTTAAGGTAAGGGATAACTACCACACAATCTTGCTTGCAAAAAATCATGATGGGTTTCTTGAGTTAAATTCTCTCATTAGTAAAGCAAGCGACGATGCTCATTTTCATTTTAAACCCAGAATTTCTTTTGATGAATTTCTAAATATTTCTGATAATATTATTAAGATTTCTGCTTGTTTGCAAAGTCCACTGAATCTTAATAATGCAAAAAAAGTCTCGGATAAACTCATTGCCCTTAAAACCACTGATTACGGTTATTATGACAATTTCTTAGTGTATTATGATTCACTTTGTAAGAAATATGATTATTACGAAGTACAGCCTCATGTAAATAGTGAAGACCAAAAGGAATATAATAAGTATCTTCTCGACCTCTCTAATAAATATAGAAAGAAACTTGTTTGTGGTACTGACACGCACAGCATTAATCAGTATAAAGCAGAATGTCGCTCAATGTTAATGTTGTCGAAAGGTATTACTTTTAAGGACGATGACACATCTTCTGGTGAAAATACGTTTGATTTAACATATAAATCTTACGACCAGCTAGTTGAGATGTTCAAAAATCAAGGCGCTCTTGATGAGCATATTTATCTTGAAGCCATTGAGAATACTAACCTAGTTGAACAAAGTATTGAGCCGATTGTAATTGATACATCTATTAAATATCCTAAGATGTATGATAATGATGAAGAATATTTCGTCAAAAAAGTATATCGGATGTTTAATGAAAAACTAGCAGATGGAACAATCCCACCAGAGCAAAAGCAACAGTTTGAAGATAATATTAAAGAAGAACTTCGCGTATTTAAGAAGACCAATATGTGTGGATTTATGCTTTCTATGTCAGAAATCGTTTGTTGGTGTAGAGAGAATAATATTCCAGTTGGGTTTGGACGTGGTTCTTGTTGCGGTAGTTCAGTTGCTTATGTGACCGATATTATTGATGTGAACCCTGTTCAATGGCAAACTGTGTTTTCTCGTTTTTGTAACGAAGACCGTGTTGAAGTTGGCGATATTGACTCAGATTATTTTGAAGACGATAGACCAAAAGTTTATGATTATATTATTAAACGTTTTGGTCAGGAGAAAACAGGATATGTTCTCGCGTTTGGTACATGGGCAAGTCTAGCAGCTATTGATGGTATCGGTAAAGCTCTTGATAGAAAATGGATTGAACAAAACTACGATAAATACCTAAATCGTGAAGAAGAAAGAAAGTACAGTGAATATTATAACCGTAAGTCTATTAAGGAACAAGAGTTTTTTGATAAAAGCCCATATTCGCTTCAAAGAATAAAACAAATCAAGGAAGAGTTTAAGCAAGATGAAGAAAAGGCAAAAGAAAAGTATAAAGAGTTGTTTTATTATTATGATGGGCTTGTAAATGTTCCTACGTCTCAATCAATGCACCCCGCTGGTATTATTGCAAGTCCAATTACGCTTGCAGATAATATTGGTGAATTTACAAGCCGAGATGGCAAGGTTATTTTGCAACTTGATATGGATAGTTGCCATGATATTGGTCTGACAAAATACGATATCCTTGGGCTAAAAAATGTGGGAATTATTGGTAAAACTGCAAAATATTTGCAGCAAAGTTTTCCTAAGTCAAAAGACATTAATTGGAATGACCAAAAAGTTTGGGCAGATATGAAGAAAAGCCCAATTGGTATATTCCAATTTGAAGGAGATTATGCCTTCCAGATGCTTTGCAAATTTAAGACGCATTCTATTGAAGATATGTGTCTTGTAACTGCGGCAGTTCGTCCGGGAGGTGCATCGTATCGTGACCAATTAATGCAGAAAATTATCCACAAGAATCCTTCTCCGATTATTGATAAGATTCTTGAGAAGTCTTATGGATATCTATGTTTCCAAGAGGATACTCTTAAATTCTTGCAACAAATCTGTGGTCTATCTGGTAGCGAGGCAGACAACGTAAGACGTGCGATTGGTCACAAGGACATGAACCGTCTACAAAAGGCTTTACCTGACATTTTGAATGGTTATTGTTCTCATTCCGACAAGCCAAGGGAAGATGCAGAAAAAGAAGCTAAAGAATTTTTACAGGTTATCGAAGATAGCGCTTCGTATCAATTTGGATATAATCACTCGGTTGCCTACTCTATGCTTGGGTATGTTTGCGCATACTATCGTTGTTACCATCCTCTTGAATTTCTAACAGCTTTCTTTAACTGTTCAAAAACAGAAGAAGATTTCGCAAATGGTGCGTCTCTCGCTGGTCTGTACAAAATTAAAATTCTTCCTCCTAAATTTAGATATTCTGTTATGGAATATTGGATGGATAAAGAATCTAATTCAATTTATAAAGGCATTGGCTCTGTTAAATTTATGAATCAGTCCTGTGCTGATGATTTATACAATTTACGAGATAACCATTATGATTCCTTTGTGGATTTACTACGAGATATTTACGAGAAAACTTCTGTAAACTCTCGTCAATTAGATATCCTTATTAAGCTAGATTTCTTTGATGAGTTTGGTAATGCCAAAGAACTTCTGCGTCTTGTTAAGATGTATGATATGTTTGGTACAGCAAAGACTTTGAAAAAAGAAAAACTAGCTAACAGTGATGTCGTAAGGGCGATTGTAGAAAGGCATTCCATCGGCGTTACCAAAGCTGGTAAGGAGTCTAAGTCTTATACTCAACTAGATAATAGTGCTATTATGAATGAATGTGAAACTCTAATTATGTCATTAGGTATCAAACCAATGACCATTAAAGAAAGGGCAGAAATTCAAAAAGAATACATGGGTTATGTCGATATTGCAACTGGAAAGCAAGAGGATAGACCAAAGCTGTATATTCTTGACGTTAAAACACTAAAGTCTAAGGCTAGTGGCAAGACGTGGGCTAGACAGATTACGGCACAAAGTATTGGTAGTGGCAAACAATCTAATTACACTATCACTTCTAAAAATTACCATGAAGAATTTCAAGTTGGTGATGTAATACTCTGTAAGCATCTTGAAAAACAGAAAGATTATTGGCATATAACTAACTATGAAGTTCTTGTAAATATTTAAAATTGTTTTAGGGCAGGGTATTGACAAACCCTGCCCTTTTTGCTATAATACTTATAGAAAGTGAGGGATTGTAAATGAATGTAAAATATTATATTCTTAATGGCGTTTCTACTGCTGGTAAAGATACCTTCGTGAATATGTGTAACGGTTACGACGGACACAAGATTTTTTGTTTCCAGTTTTCTAGCGTGGGTTGGGTTAAAGAAATAGCATATAAGCTTGGTTGGGATGGTAACAAGGACGAAAAGGGTCGTAACCTTCTTAGTGGTCTAAAACATCTTCTTACGAAATATGATGACGTACCGTTTAAAGAAACCGTTAAACAGATTCATTATTGGACAGAACCAACTGAGCATATCACACAGAATTATATTTTTAATTACGAATATACTCTGGTGTTTATTGATGTTCGTGAACCAGAAGAAATTGACAAGTATAAGAAAGAGTTCCATGCAAAGACGATTCTAATTCGTAATCCAGAAGCAGAAGCAAAAGCATCCAACGAGAGTGACATGGACGTTCTAAATTATAATTATGACTATATTATTTGGAATCGCCATGATAAAAAAGTTCTCATGAATAATGTTGATAGGTTTATTAGATACGAATGTTTTAATGATGGAATCTATAAATATCCAATTGAAATTGACAATGGTGTGACTATTAAGTTAGGTGAATAATATGAAATTTAAGATTAAGTCTGTTGGCTATTGGAATAAACCTCTCGAAGAAACATACCCTGTTCTTAATTTTTATAATTTTGAACAGAAGACCCGTAGTGGCTATTGCTGGACTGAATATTTTGGTGAAATTGAACTTGATACGCTAGAAGATTTGGTTATGCTAGAGCATAATCTTAATAAGCAAATTATTGTTCTTAGCCAAAATGAATCAATTCCAGTTATTACAATTTATGATGATTATATTGAATGAGGTGATTTAGATGAAGCTGATTGAGGGCAAATACGCTTCCGCAAAAGTATTTACTGATAACATTGAAGAATCCGCATCTCAACAGATTCTATCTTTGTGCAATCAGAGTTTTGTGGATGGATGCAAAATCCGTATTATGCCTGATGTTCATGCTGGCACTGGTTGCGTTATTGGTTTTACCGCTGACTTAGGGAATAAGGTTATTCCTTCTATTATCGGGGTAGATATCGGGTGTTCGATGTTAGTTGCGGAACTTGGCAAGAATCATATAGACCCTAAGAAGTTGGACGAGGTAATCCATGAACGGGTTCCTGCTGGAATGGCTGTTCACGAAGAACCAACTCTCGAAGAAAATTTTTTGGATGATTTAACCTGTAAAGACTCTTTGCATAATATCGACCGGATTGTTCGTAGTCTTGGTACTCTTGGTGGTGGTAATCACTTTATCGAACTAGATAAAGATGAGGACGACAATCAGTATTTGGTAATTCATACAGGAAGCCGTAATCTTGGAAAGCAAGTGGCAGAGTATTACCAAAATGTTGCAACCTCAAATCTAAAAGGTAAGAACAAAAAGAAAGAAGCTGTTGACGCTCTTATCAATCAACTAAAGGCCGAAGGGAGAGAAAAAGAAATTTCTCAGAAACTTTCTGAGTTAAATTTTAAGTTTCCAGATATTCCTAATGAGCTTTGTTATCTTGAGGGCAAAGACAGAGAAGCATATTTACACGATATGAAAATCTGCCAAAACTTTGCAACTATGAATAGGCTTCATATCATGAATGAAATTCTTAATGGTATTGGTTTGCAAGAGAAAATTCCAGAAATTCATTTCTTCCAGACGGTTCATAATTACATTGATATGTCTGACAATATCATTAGAAAGGGTTCTGTCTCTGCCAAGAAGGGAGAGAGGCTGATTATTCCTCTAAACATGAAGGATGGAAGTCTGATTTGCATTGGTAAGGGCAACCCTGATTGGAACTGTTCTGCACCTCATGGTGCTGGCAGAATGTATAGCCGAGTGGCGGCTAAGAAAGCATTTAGCATAGACGAGTTCAAGAAGCAGATGGATGGAATTTATTCGACCTCTGTGAACGAAGATACGCTGGATGAATGCCCAATGGCATATAAACCATCACAGGAAATTATCGACGCAATCTCTCCTACTGTTGAAATTATAAATCACATCAAACCTGTTTATAACTTCAAAGCTGGTGAATAAAAATGAATTTTGATGGAGGTAAATTTATGAAACCGACCCAAAAACAACTTGACTTTATTGCTGATATTCAAGAGTTTGTGGGTAAACCATTTACAGGTACAACAAAAGAAGATGCAACAAAATATATCTCTGAAAATATCGAAATGTTTAAGCTGTTATCAATGGATAACTGGGCGTTAGAAAACGGCTATTTTTAACAGGAGGATATATGTGGGTTTATGTATTTGATGAACCTATCCCTGAATATTTCAAAAACGGAATGCCATATCTTCTAAATTTGTATTTCCATGAACGCTATGGATATAAAATTGAAAAGGACACAGAATGTGTAATTGCAGTGTGGGATAGTTCGTGTGAGTGCTTCCGAGAATCAACAACAAATACGGAGATTGACTCAAGAGATATTTCAGAATGGTGGAAGGATATTTAATTATGATTAATTTTATTTGGCAATTTATTAAAATTGGAATTGGTGTTCTTCTGATTCTTGGTTTGAGTTATATTCTTCGTATTTTGATTCTGATTTATAAAGCATCAAAGAAAGCTCAAAAGGAACAGCCGTCAAATTTGCCGCTTTGTGACACTTGTAAATACCTAAAATATAAAGATAGTAATGCAACATGGACTTATAATTGTAACTGTAGACCCAGTAAATTTAACAGTCCACCAGAAATTTGCAATGATTATAAAAGGAAGTGGTATTAAATGGAAGGATATCCATCTGTTTTAGATACGCCATCTTATAAACTTATGAAGATTGCAGTTCATGCGGCGAGAACATACTATGACAAAGAGACATTTGACCACGCCAAGCGTGTATCCGATTATACTTCTGATAATGAAGCAATTCCTATTGATATTCGTAATGAATGCTGGTGTGTTGCCATGATGCACGACTTGTTAGAAGATACAGATTATGAGCCATACGAGTTGTATCCTGATTATGAATGCGCCTATAAAGCTCTAAGGCTTCTTACAAATAAAGGTGAGAAGTACGAAGATTATTGTGAACGTATTCATGATAGTGCTAGAACACGTTATGGTCAGATTGCATGGTTTGTTAAATTGGCAGACATTAAAGACCATTTGATTCTATTAGATACATTAACCGATAGGTTAAAAGAAAAATATATAAGTGGACTGAGGCATTTGCTATGATTAAACAAGAAGTTATTTGGCATTCAATGAAAGATGGATTTCGGAACTCGTGTAAAGAAGTTTGGGTATTATTCAGAAATGGATTTACTGATAAACTTGAGGTTCAAAGAATTTGTCGCATCTTTGATGTTGTTGAAGATGAAGGTTGGTTCTTTGAAGACTGGTACGAAGTAGATTTCGATAGTGCAACATATACCCCTATTGCATGGACGGAAGCGTTTAATCAGGATATGCTGAAAACCTTGGAAGAAGATATTGTTTCTGGTAACGCAGATATTATGTCTTGATAAATAATTTGGAAGAATAATAGAAGACGGGGACGAACGATGATTGAACAAACAATTTATTGGTATTCAATAGAAGAATATGGGCTTCCTACTGGAACAAATAGTAGAGAAATATGGATGGTATTCAAAAATATTTCATCTAATAAATTTGAAGTACACGAAATTAAACGTGATTATTTTAGCAACGATTGGTATTTCTCTGATTGTGATGAAATAGCAGAATTTGTTTCAGAATCTCTTATCCCTATTATGTGGACAGACTCACTTAACAATACAATTTTAAAAACTATCATTAAGGAATAAAAGATTTCTTTTAAAGTTATATTTGGAGTATTATGTTGCTATGATAAACAAAGATACAAGAAAATTGATTGCAGAAGCGTGTGACGATATCCTGTCGTGCGGAGAAAACAAAAGATTTTGGCGTAAGATGAAATCTGTTGCCCTTAATGCTTCCGATGAGGATTTTAACAGGTTTGTACAAGAAACTTACAAAAGAAAAGGCGGGTTGGGGCTTCTTGTTTTACTTGGTATGCAAGTTGGATTTATCAACAAACTTAATAGCCTTTGTGATATAAGAGATTTTCCACTTGGAGACCATGCTGCTGTATTTCATGTTTTAGAAGAAAAATCTGATTTATGGCAAACTTCCCACTTGACAGAGGATATAATTGTAAGGTATAATAGTAATAAAGGAGAATAATTATGTTCAAGAACACCGATAAGAAGCTAGAAGAAATCGGCTTTAAGAAAGTAAGGGAAGACAAGTGGGCGGTCGTATATGAGCGCTATAATAACATTGATAAATATATGCAAGTCTTAACTGTTGTTCATAAGGCAGATGGAAACAATATTATTCAATCCTATGATAAGGATACGTTTGATAAGCGTTTTAAGGGTAATATTTGTGTTGGGTTGACTGGATACGAAACTAAGCTAATCCTAAAGAAAATGAAACAACTTGGTTGGTATAGCGAGTAAGGAGAGTAACTATGTATAATATTCCACAAGAAATGATTGATGAATTTAATAAAGAAATGAAACATATTTCAGAAAATCAATGGCGTACAGAAGACGCTCATATTGAGATGGATGATGTAATGTGTAATACTCTTAGAAAACTTGGATTTGAAAAAGGTATTGAAATTTTTGAACACACCGAAAAATGGTACTCATAAAATTGAGGCGTGGTAAGCATGGAATTGAAAGAATATCTGCTAAGAAAACTTGCTTTTGCAAACGATATGATACGGAATCATAGCTTCTCTACAGAAAGTTTGATGTCTTGGCGTGGCTATAAACGAGCTATTGAAGATGTGCTAGAGGAACTTTCGGATATTGGTAGTAATTAAAATTTTGTTTTTAGGTATGATATATGAGTTATTCGCCAGTTTGTAAATCCAAAAAGAATAAATCAAACTCAGTATGGGTTAGTATTGTATTAAATGATATAAGAGAAACCGAAACTGTATCTTTTAAAACAGCTTGCAAAAAATTTGCAGAATTTAACAGGCAGGCATACACTACAAATGTATCTCCGATAGCAGAGACGATTAAAGGAACAGAGTTAGACTATCATAATACCATAGAAATAAAATCTAAAACTTTTGAAGAAATGTCAAGAGAAGAAAAAATTAAATTTGTAAATAAACAGATTGATGATTTGCTTGACTTTATTGAAAGAAATAAGCAAGCTAAATATAACACATGGAAGAAGGAATTTTATAATGGAAGCAGTAAGTTATGAAGAAATTAAAGCGGGTCTGGATAAGGCGGGTCAGATTGGTTCTGTAGATGATATTAAGTTTGCTCGTAAAGACCAGTGGGTTAAATTTCCTACCAAGCGTGACGAAGATGGATGCTATGATATTTATGCCAATATTGATAATAACTTTGTAATTCCACCCCATACAAATAAGCTAGTTCCTACTGGTCTATATAGTGTTTTCGACAGAAAATATCGCATTGCTATTCGTGAGCGTGGTTCCAACACAAAAGCCAACATGATTGTTATGGCTGGACAGATTGACTCTGGGTATCGTGGAGAATGGTTTGTATCCATTTATAATGGCAACGATAGAAATATTGTTTTGTCAAATTATGGTGATGAAGTTGTTTACAGCGAAGATGAAATTCGTGTTCCAACCTCAAAAGCTATTGCCCAATTTGCCGTTGAATACGTTCCAGTTGTAAATATTTCTGAAATTAGTGTGGAAGAACTACAAAAGATTGATTCTGAACGTGGTATGGGCGCTCTTGGGAGTAGTAATAAATAAGTCTTGACTTTTGATTGAGACTTTGATATAATATTTATAAAGGAGGTCGATATAATGTTCGACAAAGATACTAAAGATGCTAGACTAAAAACCACAGGCGTGCTAATACTTCTTAACCAATATTTTTACCTCACTCAGCTAGACCTATCTAATCTTGAGCAACTAATTCTGATTCTAAATTCACTAAAGCGTGAAGCGGATGCTCTTTCTAACGATGGCAAAGGCGGTTCTCGTGTTGTAATTTCAGGTTTCTACCTAACCGATTGGATTGATGACGCAATGACTATTTACAATGGCGCTCTTGAACTAATCAATGTTGTCTCAAAAGATAAGGAGAAAAAGTGATGCCAAAGATGAATGTGTTTATTAGTCAGCCTATGAATGGTAAGAAAACAGAAGAAATTGAATATGAGCGTGAACAATTTATTAAAGACCTAAAGAAGTATCTGGGTGAAGATATCAATATCCTTGATACTATCTTCCATTTTGCAGAGGATGTTCCGTCCCTTGTATATCTTGGACGTTCTCTTGAAGTTCTTGCAAAAGCAGACCTCGCTGTGTTTATGGATGGTTGGGAGAACGCTCGTGGCTGCAAAATTGAACATCAGGCGGCTAAAGATTATGACATTCCTACGCTTGAGCTTAATGGCGCATGGTATCCTTGTACTTAATAGGTGATAATATGGCTGGTATTCGTGAAGTACGCTATAGTGACAAACAGACGATTGAAAGTTTGCCATTAGGAACTGTTTTTAAATATAAAGACAGGTGGTATATCAGGTCTGATATCTATTTCCATGACGATATGGAATTGACGCTTAGACAGCTTGGCGTATGTGATGATTGTATCGCCCATAGTTATTATTGTCTAGGTGTTGACTTGGTGACAGGATATCCAGAGTTAGCAGAGCATCAATATTCGTGGTGTCGTCCAGAAGCGATTGCCAGTGAGATTGATATTAAAATGAAAATCTAAAAACGCTAAAAAGAAGGAGACGTATCGTTTCGATACGTCTCCTTTAATATATGGATTAAACTGTTAGAAGTTTTTTCCAAGTTGTTTTTTGGGCTGTTAGTTCACCGTCAACCACACATCCATGGTCTTTTTGGAATTGTTTTACAGCATTGTCAAATTTAACACCAGCAATACCATCAGCATTGCCACAATCATATCCAAGATAATTCAGATACTCTTGTAATGGTTTTACGACTGCATGTCTGTTATTTTTAGTTTTGCTAACAGTGATTGTCGCTGCAATTGTTTTTCTTCCGGCAATACCGTCTGTGGTTACACAGAGAGCAGATTGAATTTGTTTGATATAGTCTTTTTTGGTCTTAATATTTGGCTGACCACCAAAGAAAGATTCGTCAATAATTTTATCGCAATCTAATCTATTGAAACCCGGGATTCTCATTGGGTTAGAACTTGAATATTGCCATAGTACGACATTCTTTTTATAAGAATAATCGCTTGCATAATGAGCAACCCAAACAGGATATGGTAGCTGGTTCATATCCAAATTAGTCTTAAACCAACTAGAAGAAGCATATATGCCAGCTTGTTTACCGGATGCAATAATGGTGTCACAGAAGCCTTTGGCCGCATCTGTTCTGGATTTAACAGAAATTGCATCAGCTCTACCGTTGCGTTTCTCATTGCTAAATTCAGAGTCGAACCAGATACCAAGAGTTGCATTTTTGTAATATTCGCTGTTAATTATAGCGCTAGCTTCTTCGACTCCTTCTTGTTTATTAATGGCTTGTGAGAAGAAATACAGGCCGTAAGGAATGTTATATTGTTGGCACTTAAAAACGTTGTAAGCGATACAATTATCTAATTTTATTGCGCCGTTCCCATATCCACGATACCCAAAGCGAATGATAATCCCTGTTAAATTATCCTTGAAATACTCCCATTGATAGTCTGAAATTTTGCCTTGCGCATAGGAAATATCTATAATGTTTTTCAATCTATCACCTCTTTATAATGTTATTCGTTGCCAATAATTACTCCATCTTTAATGAGTGCGTCATCTCTCATAATAATACATGGCAAAACACCATGAGTGTAGGACGTGGAATAACTATGGCCTTGATTGCCACTTGATGTGACAGTATAAAATTGTCCGCTATCCCAAGCAGAAGCGGTTCTAGTCCAATATTCGGTCGGCACTCCATTTAATGTTTTAATTCTTTTCGATGCAGCACTATCAAAATAATCAAGTTTGGCTCCGTCAGTATACTGATTGTAATGAACACTCTGACCAAGCTCGATAGGGCTAGGAGTAAATACCCTGCGCGATATGCCGTCTGATAGCGCATATAGCTGATAGCTAAAACTGTCATCGTCATTTCTTGTAACATGGACATATGGTATTGTTGCGGTTCTAATATAATCTTTGACGTTACTGTCTTTTCCAATCATATTATAAAATGTCGTATTTAGATAGGAATCAACGTCACTGTCTGGATATTGTATTCCATTCATACGACTGGTTTCATAAAGTGCGTCCAACATAAGCCACACACCGTTGCAATTGCTACCGTATTTACTCGTGTCTGGATTTCCTCTGTGCACAATACGCCATGTCAGTTTTTGACCATTAACGTCAATTTTAACAGTTTGACCAATAGAATAATCCCACAAATATTCATTAAGTGTTTGTTGCAAAACCGTTCCATTGCTATCCACAAGGATGTCATTAGGAAGAATCATGACTGGACGAATCCCGTGAGTCTCGTCAGTGCGTCCATGTCCGTAGGCTCCGTTTGTTTGTGGTTTTACACATTGGTATCCGGGCCACTGTGCCTTGCGCGGCGTTCTCATCCACCATTCGACAGCCGTCCCATGATAAGTGGCAACTCGTTTAGAACTGGCGTTATTTGTCTTGTCAAAATAATCAAGTTTTGCTCCGTCTTTGTCATATATTGAAGTGTCATCAGAATCATATCTCTGATTGTAAAAACCAGCTTCTACAGCAGATAGAAGAAAAATCTTTGTCGAAAATCCATTATTTAAAGTGTATGCATTATTTCTATCAGCAGACACATTGTAATATGGAATAGTGGCTGTTTTTACATATTTCTTTATAGTTAATTGATTATAAAAAGTATTATTAAGCCAATTACATATAGAGCTGGACGTAAACAAGGAGTTTCTAGGGGAGTTGTATAATTTTGCTGCGAGGCAGTCCTTAGCCATAATCCAAGTACCATTACAATCTGGCGGATATATAGTTGTGTTTGGGTTTCCTTGATGAACAATAATAAATTCTTCGCTTCCGTATATTCCCTTTACAACGCTTCCTACTGGCAGCTCACTAATAGGAACGATACTCTGATACCATAGTCTTGCTACGCCGTTTTGGTCACCAATATACGCCTTTTTGACTTGAGACGCAATGTTGTTTTGTCCAATATATATATTCTGTATTTTTCTGGCCGTATTATTAACTCCAAAATATCCGCTAGGCATATCTTACCTCCTATTATACATAGTATAGGTAAACTACACCGGTTTCAAGCGGCGAAGTTCCTGCTGTTAGGTCTGTTGTTCCAGCCGTAATTTTAGTTGGGATAAATCCAATCGCAGAACTTACGTTGTCTTGTGTTAAACTTACAGAACCATCACTGACTGTCAGATTTTGACCAATTTTAACCGCACCTTTTATTGTGGAGGTTGCGTCCGGAACGCTAATCGTGCCATCGCTTGCAATTTTGACATTGCCACCGCCAGCTTTTACACCACCAACATATGCGTTTGTAGCAGGAGAAACAGAAATGATTCCGGCTTCATCTACTGCAATGCCAGAACCAATCCTCACTACGCCAGTATTACTTGCGCCAGCAACGTCCTCAGATGTTATTATCGTTGTTTCTTTTAGTGGAGAAATTTTAAATTCTGACGTTGTTACATTGGCGCCTTCTTCCAGCACGAACTCCCAATTATTTTTGTCACTTGTCGTGACCGTTACAGCTACCTTTAAATTTATTGATGTCGCATATACCCATAATTCTGCACTACTGGTTCCGTTTCCACCAGATGTAGGAACTAAATATACGGTTGATACACTTTCGACATCGTCTGCTAGTGCTGTATCTTGTTGTAGAGAATTCCAGCTATTTGTATAACCGTCTACAAAAAACGTGTACGCAGTATTTAATAATTCTGCGGTTCCTTGTGCCTTATCATGAATGCAGATATTTTCTCCAATAAAACCCTCTATCATAACGCTCTGAGTTTCTTGATTTTTTATACTTAAAGTCCCGTCAATATACATATTGACAGAGACTTTAAGAAAATCATTATCAGATGTGTTTTTAATATTTCCGATATGTAGCCATACGTCTTCATTGATGTCAGTGGAGTTATTGAAATATGCTTCCTTAGACAAAACATATCCTTTTGGGGATGAAATATCGACAGTAGAAGAAACGTTGTTACCCTTTCTAACTGTAAGCGTTCCGTCTTTTGCTTCGATATCTTTTACATAAGTAGAGTTAATGTCGTTGCCGACACCATCATGAATAGCTGTTTGAGCAGTACCGGTAATGTTGATATTCCAATCACCAGAAGCGCCCTCGCCTGTCTTGGTAGGAGCAGACTCCTTTAGCTCTCCATATGCGTCATCAATTTTAGTCATGTTGCTATTACTATAGCCAAACGTTTCATCAAACCACATCTTAGACAGATTGTCTTTGTCTATAGTAGAATCATATGTAGAAAGACTTAAATTTGTCGTAGATTTAGGCATTTTATCACCTCTATTTAAATTATTCTTTTACACTTCTCGTATCTTGTCTTATTTCAATTAAATTGTCTATGGTTTTATCTCCGAAGAAATCTTCTTCGAGCGTGTTTTGTGTAATATCTTTTATCTTTTTATAAGTAATCTTTGTAATAATGACGTTAGCAATTTTTTGAATACCGATACCAACTTTTTCTAATGGCAGATATCCCTCTGAAACTCTAGTTGTCATTTTAGACAAGAATCTTACCTTTATTTTAGATGACTTCATCGAAACAGTATATTTACTAAAAGAGTCGTAAGATTCTATTTTGCTATAAAGTGGAATTTCAGACTGCATGTAATACTTAAAAAATGCTCTGTCGGTTTCTGAGAAGAAAGCCAATTTAGAAACAAATTTCCCGTAACTTAGGATAAACAAATACGTTTTTTGTACACCGCAATAAAACGCAACTCTAGCAACAGCTCCAAGCAAAAATGCATAGACAATATTTAAATCTACTATCTTTATTTTAATAGGCTGAATAAAGTCGTTAGAAATGTAAGAAATAATTCTATCTGTTGGCAGGATGTCTTCCTTCTTTTTTATTACGACAACCCCGTCTACGGTTTCTACTCTTGCTTCTCTTTCTCCGTAAGAAGTATTCATGTGATAATCTCTATCACAGATTTTTATTTTAATAGGTGAAATCATTATGTCACCTCATTTTCTTTAAATAATCAAACGTTCTCAAGAGAGAAAATCGCACCGCCAGATTTAACAATAAGCTGAGAGTCGGGAGTCAGGATTCTTGCATTGGCAAAAGTTCCCCAAATCTCACAAGTATTACCGCTGGCAGAACTAGATAGAAAGAAATAAGGAACGGTAATCTGGTTGCCGCCTGTAATCTCGCTCATAGTAATAGCATTACGGTTAGAGACAAAGCTCAAAGTATAAGTGCTATTATAGTTTGGGGTAGTAAAATTGGTCTGGTTGTTTGCAATCTGTGCACGAGAATAACCGGGATTAGTAGGCTCTGCACCGGAAGGGATTACACCATCAGAGATGGGCTGAGTAGATAGACCAAAATACCAGTTAGAGGGTGGAATGTAGTTCTGCCCACCAAAAATTTCAGCGTTAATCTTATTCGCAAAGTCTTTAGAAATCATATATAATCCTCCTTATCAGAAGTAATCTTGAATTTTTTCTTTAAATAATACGAACCCTTGCGCACGGAGGAAGTCTTTTCTGGGGCTTCCATCGCCAAAGTCATAATGCAGGATAATCTGTTGCATATATTTGCCGTAAATAAGAGATTTTGTATTTTCGTCACTTAAATTTACATAGACAACGTTTGTGTCAGGGTCGATATATACATCATCCGTTTTGGCGTTATCTTGAGTAGACTCTAGTTGAAGCAAGGGGTTCTGTGGCTGTCCATATGGACATAGACGCCACTCAACAGTGGTCGTATCAGTATCAGATTTAACGAGAGGAATTTCATGTTCATTGTAATCAATAAATTGGATTGGGATTGTTACAGTGTCCCCTTGAAAAAATTCAATATCGTCAATCTGTTGAACGAATACTTTAAATTGACTTGAATCAATTCTCTGCAATATCATCGCCCTCTTTTCTTACACGTTTAGGTTTAGGCTTAGAAGAGTCAACCGGAATAATTTCTTGGTTACTTTTTACTTCTTCCTTGATAGACTCTACCATATCCTGAATTTGCTTTTGCATAGCTTCCTGTACGTTTTTTTCGTAGGATGCAATGTCATTTTCAAGCTGCGTCATAGCATCGAGACAATTGCCGAGTGTTTTAATATTGCCATAACCAGAAACAGAAATAACATTTAGTGCCTGCTTGATTTTTTCAGCCTGAGAAATTAAATCTTGTGTATTCATATTTACTCCTTTTATTCCTTATGATTTAACAAGAACATTCATACTCTCTCCATTAACTGTAATTGTTTTCCAGCTTAGAGAAGTAGAAGCGTCTATGTTAAATTTTATGTTAATATCGCCCTTTGTATAGTAATTATCTTGTAAATACTGCAATGTATCAGTCCAAGTTTTGTAATAAGTAAGGCTGCTCGTATTTATACTTACGAAAGACTGATATAGTGTGTCGTTGTTCTTAGAAATCATATCAGAAACAATGGCTTTATCCGCTAGTTCGTAATGCCCGATTTCTCTAATATCTGTCATCATCTGGTCTATGGTTCTTCTTGAATAGTAATTCCAAATGTTACGCCATCCATCAGAGTCTTTTCGCCCTACAAGATTTAGAATAGCGATATATGGGCCAGCGAAGAAAAACGTAACAAGAGTTTTGATGCAATCCCAAATGCCGCCAGTAAGCCCATTACCAGAGTCCTCTACAACACCGTCATTGCCTTTAATTGGCGTAATTTCTCCACTTGGTTTTGGTACTTCGTTGCCATCAATTCTAACGCCAGAAGTATTCATGTGCCCATCTCTAGTAAGTGAGAATAGCGGGTCGCCATTTGCGTCTTTCATTATGGACGTAATAGAACCATTGTTGCCATCAATGATATAACCACTATTAGCTCCATCACCAACAATAATCTTACCGCCAGTGATTGTTAAATTACCATTTTCGTCAACTTTAAATACGCTCAAATCATCACCAGCTGTTTTACGGGCAATATCAAGACCAATGTCAGGACTCATCCGAATACTCATATTGTCATTACTGATTGACATGCCGTTTTCATTTACTTCAAAAGTATTAGAAGAATTAGAAATGATGAGGTTATTACCCATAATTAGCTTACCAACAATACTATCTGCAATCAAACCATAAGATTCAACTCCATCAACAATAGTCTTGCCGAATACTGCTTTCGTAGTAGCCCAGCCGTCAGTCGTAAAACAAATCTTATTGTTGGATATCCAGAGTTGTTCAGGGTCGAACCCGTTGATATTGTCATCTTCTGACGATTTTTTACGTCCTTTAATGCCATAACTACCAAATGTAAATTCGTTATCTTCTGTGGACTTAATAGCTTGGTTAGCGGCAACTAGAGCAGTCTTAGTGTATTTTGTGACTGCATCAATTGTACCATTAGTAACTGGCTGAGAGACGGCAGATAACAAAGAACCAACGCTAGAAACTGCGCTTGTTGTTTCATTATGAAGTTCATTAAAGGTGTACGTTTCATCAGATAGTCTAAATCTGTTACCAAACGTCATAGAAAAACTATCTGGGTCATCATATTGAATTTCCATTTCTTGAAGGTATGGATAAACCCAGTTGTCGTCTTCTAGTTGTACATTTAAAATAGAACCAAATAAACTTCCTTTATTTTTTTCGATAGAGAGTAGCTGGTCGATGAATGGCTTAAATTTTTCTATGAACAGGAAATTTGTACTATCCAGTTCAAAGCTAAAACTAGGCTGACTTACTACCTTTAGTTTTTCATAACCAGCGTCTACAAGCTGATTGGCAACATAGATATCATCCATAATAACGTCATCTTGGCTTAGTTCTTCAATTGTTTTGATAACCATATCGCCATTTGCTTGGACAACCTCTACTTTTGTTGAAGTATTAGAATAATCCTTTGTCTGCATATTATCAGTTACAATAAAGGAATCGTCTGAAAAACTACCTTCAATAATAAACGGGTCAAGTTCTAGCTTTTCTTCGTCAGTAAAATTAGTCTCGTAAGAATACTGTTTTACAAGTTTGTCTCGTTCATTCTGAATATTTTCAATTTCCTTTGTTAGAGCTTCGATAGAATATTTAGCATATCCAGTTTCCGGAGTTATACTATGGTCTACAACATTATCAGAAATAGAATCTCCATTTGCCACAAGAGCAGAATTTGCGGGAACGTTATAGTCTTGGTTTCTTGACGGAGTTTCTGTATCTCCGATATCAGTAAAGTCTTCTTTTTTGACTGTATATAGCTTACCACCATTTTTTAGAATATTCATATTAGCTTCGCAAGCCTGTGAATAATTCTTCCAATAAGCGTACAGAGTAATATTATGGTTGCTATCTGTTGTATATTCCGCAACTTGATAGTAGTCTACGATAGTGTAGTTATTTTTTTTAGCTTCTCCAAAAGTGACATATCCTTCTTTAGAACTTAGAAAACTAGACCATTTAGCGTAGACCTGTAGATTATCAACATCAGAATAGTCAGTATATAGAGACATATTTTGTTGAGCAGAATCATAATAGGTCTGCATTTGTGTTAGCATAGCTTTCTGGGTCAAGAGTAGTAGGTTAAATTTCTTTTGCAAGGAAGTCCAATAACCATAAGAGCCAGTGGATTTATCATAAATAGCCTCTTTATTTGCTTTCTCCCACTCAAGAACCTTTTTCTTTAGGGTGTTATTTGTAATCCACTCATTGTAATTCTCGTAATAATTACTTGCGGTTTTATCAAGAACGCCAGTATAATAATCAAGACAGAAAATCTTCTTCGTGCCGTTCGGGTTTACTTTCGCAATACTTAGGTCTTCTGCGCCAGACACGTTTAAAACGGTGAAGATGTCATCTGATAGCTCACTAACGGTGGCGCTTTTTAGAAGGTTATCGAAAGACAACACAATACTTGTATTTTTGATAACCTCAGAAGTATCATATGCGTTTACGACATAATTTTCGTTATCAAATACAAACAAAGCCTCGTAGGACTGAGATACTTCATTCGTCAAAAAGCCATATAAGCCTTTGTCTGTTTCGCTAAAAGAGCGAGATTTGCTTTTTAGGGAAGGACTAATATAACCAATAGACCATTGAGGCGCTACTTCGATTAGCTGATGAAGCAAAGATTTTTCGGGTTGAGATTCTCGATAAAAGAAATAATTACTTGTGACAATTGTAGTGCTTGATGTATCGTTGATATCGCCAGCAGTTGTTATAAAGGTTAGATTGATTCCTTTATTATTTAAAAGATATTCAGCAGAATAAGCAACAATTGATTTATGAGGAACTTTGTCTTCAAATTCTTCATCATCACTAACAATAGTGAAGTAGCCAAACCCATCAATATGAATGAGCTTATTCTTCTTTAGTCTTTTGTAACAGGGGTTAACTTTATTGTTCGTCTTGCGATACATTGTAAAGGTAACTTCTGAACAAGAACCCCATTTAGGAGAGATTACTAGCTCGGAAATACCAGAAACAATTCCAATTGTTTTTTTATTTGGGTTACATAATTCAATAAATGGGTATTCATACCTTTTATTTAAATCAAAAGTAAAATTAATAGTAACTCCCCCCTAACCGTTTAGCATTTTGATAGACTATATACATACTGTCTGCAACCCCATATACAGATAGCACACTTAACCCTCTAGGAATTTTAAGAAAATTCTTGTTAAATTTAGAGAATAAATCTTCTGAGTATGAATCATTTAGCATCATGATACAGTTCTTATTATCAAGATAAACAGTGTCATTTGCAGATAAATTAGAGAAATTGGTTGTAACGTTATAATCCAAAGCCTTTGTAATGCAAGAAATAGGAAGATTATTCATTCTGCAATAACAGCTGCATTCATTATATGTTGAATTATTTAACAGAATACTTCCATCTTTCTCAACCATGTATTTACCTTCACTATAATGTTTTACGTTAATGCTGAAATTGCCGTCTTTTGCCATATGAAATTTAAGAACTGGCTTCATAAGCTCAAAATCGTCTGAATAATTCACAAATTGAAATGTGTCAACTTTTGTTACATCTGAATTTAGAGTATACTTTTGGATTCTGTCAAACTCATGTGCATATGGAGCATCACATTCTACTGTGGCAGATACTCCACGATATCCGTCAGCATAAATTAAATCTTCATTTAAATGGATAATGCAGTTATAATAGAACCGGTCAAAGTTTTCTGCACAGATTTGAAGCTGTTCATACCCAACAGGAGAAGTTAACCAGTTCTTTAAGTCGGTTAACTCATAAATATCAACTGCTTGGTCATAAACAATTTCGACAGGAAACTGCAACACGCTGTCATATTCTGTGTCAAGATATTGTTTATTTGGATTTCTTCTAATAGAGGCTGTAACAAGACTTTTGTCTCCACCAGAAGTTCGATTTGTATAAGAGTTGTCAATAAATACCAAAGAGACATTTCGCAACTCACTTTGAATGCCATTGAAAACAAAAGGATATCCCATCGGCATTAAATATCACCTCTTTATAAATAAAGCCGACTTATTAAGCACGCTCAATAGTATCGGCAATTTAACAATTAAATCGTTGCTGCTTTTATATTTCTATAGCCACCAATTCTAGTTTGGTTATTGATAGTTTTTAGAACTTTATTCACAATGTCGTCTGCCTCTTTCCTCAAAGAGTTTACAGTAGAAGCATCTGCGTCTCCCTGAATATTAATAGGCATAGAGATATTAATAGAAGAGCTGTTGGAACTAGAGTACGTTCTGGTATTTACTCTTGCGGTTTTAACGGCAGAGTCTACAGCACTTCCAAATGGACTTCCCGTAAATCTATTACTGCTGCCGGAACTATTTGCTCCATTTGCCCATGTGGGCACAATAGCCTCTCCAACTTTTAGAATGGATACAGTCTCGTCACTTCCGAGTCCTAACATTTTGTCCAACATAGGATTCTGTTTTTTTACATAATCAGCACCAGTATGGTGTTTTTTAAATAGACTAGATAGGGCTTTCCCGGCTGATATCAGCATACCACCGGGCAAGAAAGGGAGTATCAGATTTCCGATTGTTCCAAGTATTTTTTTACCAGTAGATTTGTCTTTGTCTTTCCAGAGCTTGATGTTATTGTACCATGTACTAACATTTGCCAAAGCACCAGACAAAACACCCGCTCCTATTGCAGCGATTGGAAGTGCGCTAGATAGGCCAGCACCAGCTAAACCAATGCCTCCCATACCGCCTGCAACTCCACTAGTCATTCCTCCAATACCAGAGAATATACCAGATATGCCTTTGGTTGCAATCTGCCCTATCCCACTGGCAAATCTATTCAAATTGCTCAGTAAACTATTTGCCGTTCCAGCTAGACTGGAAATAATTCCCTTGCCATTTGTCCCAATCGTATTTAGCGAAGATATACCATTAGATGTTAATCTTTTCATAAATCCATTACTGGAATCAAAAATAGACTTAACGCCATTTGTCGTATTGCTGATAATACTTTTTATACCTTTTGTCGCACTCTTGACAATTCTGTTATTATAATTTGAAACATTATTTAGCGTGTCACTACCAATATCTGCTAGACTTTTATATCCTTCTTTGATTATCCCAGTTACGTCAGAATCAATACCAGTACCAAATAATTTATTATAACCAGTAAGCAATTGTGTCACTGTATCTTGACCAGTGCCAATTAGTGCTTTGCTAATTAGGTTCTTGACAAAATCACTACTAAGAATTTTAATAAATGTATTGAAACCATTTTGGATATTCCCCAGAGTAGTTTCAAATTGTTTCTGAGCATCTTGCAAAGTTTGTTTTTGTGCTTCTATTGCTTTCTTTTCTGCTTCAATTGTCTTTTCATATTCTGATTTTTCTTTATCAAGGGCGTCAATCTTGGTATTATAATCGTTATCTTTTTGCCAATCAGCAAGGTCTTTTTCTTTTTGTGCTCTTTCATCGAGAAGTTTAAGACGTTTAGCCTGTGCTTCCGCTGAATTGTCATATTGCAATTCCATCAATTGGGCATCAATATCTGCAATAGATTTATTCTTTTCAGCAAGCTCGTCAGCGTTATCCATCTCTTCTTTTTGAAGTTTCAGGAGTTCTTTTTGCTGGTCAATCTTATCTTCAAAGGCATCTTTTTGGTCATCAAGTTCGTCAGAAATCTTATCAAGATTGTCAATCTGAGCATCATATCTGTCAGAAATCTTATCCAACATATCAAACAGAAAATCGCCAGCCTTTTCAAGCAAACCGATTGCTGTATCAATCATGTCCTCGATTTCATCTTGTAATGCTTTGATATTCTTAGAAGCGTCATCATATAGGTCTTGCTGGGTGTCATCAAGTGTACCAGTAGACTTTAGTAAGGCGTTTATAACAGCTTCTACTTGTTTCTCTACTGGTTCTCCACTAATATCCCCAAGGTTTAACGCTTCTGCCATAGCAGCTCTGTAATCTGCGTCATTGGTGATTTTGTCAATAAACTTCTGATAATCAGCTTTTGCTGCATTCAGTGCTTCGTCAGAACTCCAAGCGCCATAAATACCATTTTTATATTTTTCTATAACAGCCTTGGCAAAACTCAAATCTTCTTTAGCTAGATTCTTTAGAAGTTTTTGATACGATTCTTGAATTGTACCAGCTTGTTTTTGCCATAGCGTTGTTAGTTCTTGAATTTGTTGTTCAACTGGCATATTGCTTATATCAAGATTAAACGCATCAGCTAGAACTTTTCTGGCTTTTGGGTCGTTTATGACTTCATTTAAGATTTTGTCGTATCTGTCTTGGAACTCTTTGATGACAGTTGGGTCATCCCAGTTAGCATTCTCAGAATACAACTGTACAATACTCTTTAGGTTTTGAACCTTTTCTTTGATTTCATTCTCAAATTCTTTTGCAGCTTTATCAGCGGCAGATTTACCAGATTTCCCAGAAGAGCTATCCTTTGTACCGGAGCCTAGCCCAGATTTTGCAGTGTTTTGAACAAGACCAAGTAAACTATTTAAATCTTTTAAATGCTCTTCCGCTTTTTCCAAATTCGCATTAGCTTTAGAACCAGATTGCTCAAGAAGCAACATTTGCTTTTCGGCAAACGCCTCATCTCGACCGCTTAAAACACCCGCATCTAAAGTTTGCAGAAGTTTTTGTCTCTCTGCTTCTAGTGCCGCAATTCTTGCTTCTACGCCAGCAATAGTAGCTTTTGTTTTTTGAATTTCTGCCTTAACCGTTGCTTCTGCGGACTTGTATTCTGCATTATAGAGGTCTTTAAGAACGTTTACATTGAGAGTAATTTTACCACTTGTAAAATCAAGTTGTTTTGCAAGGTCTGGGTATAGTTCGATAAGTTTTTGAGTTGTGTCAGTCGTTAAACTGCCCTGTTTCGTCAATTCTTTGTATGCTTTTGACAAAACCTTTGTCTTATCGTTTACTTTTTCAAGAATACTAGCATAAGCACTAACAACATCTGTTTTACTAAAAACATTCTGTACAACATCATTGTATCCATCAGAAATATTATTATACATCTGTTGGAATTTGCCGAGGATTTCTTGTGTTAAATTATCTATATTTAACTCGTTTACGTTGATACCCATTGCCTCAGCAAACGATTGCTTCATGCTAGTATCTTTTAATATTTTTTCTGCAAAACTCTTAGCGTATGCCGTAGCCATTTCGCCACCGGCTTTATCGCCAGCCTGAACAGCCTCTTTAATTTTGTCTTCAATTCCAGATGTGTCAATTAGATTTTGGACTTTAAGTGTTTCAAAATTAGACGGGTCAAGTGTGACATTTATCATGTCAACAGCTTGCTGTAACGCCTTATATGTTTCTGAACTTGTATCTCCTAAATTTGAAAGAGCCTTCATCTCATCTAGGTAAGACTGTTTTTGCTCTAACAACTCTGTGGTAAAAGAAGATGTTAGTTGTTCGTTGGTTTTTAATTGTTCTGCATAATCTTCGTCTGCTGAGTTCAGATTTTTCTTTTCTTTCTCAAGTTGTTGATATGCCGCAATCAACTCATTTATATCTTCAGTAGATATTGCGGTCGCATAATTTTGTGTAGATTGAAGCCCTGCTTGATACTGAGACACATCTTCCGAACTATATGTTGTCATTTTTTTAGCTTTTGCTTGTTCGGCAGATAATGCCTGTGCAGATTTTTCTTTATTTATAGCTTCTTGTGTTGTTTTAATTTCTTCGAGCAAATCAAGTTGCTCTTGAAGGTTCTCTTTTTGTTGCTCATCTGCTAAAGTTAAAGTACCTTTAGAGTTGATTTCTGAGATTTGTTTGTTAATTTCAGTTATTTTATTATTTGTCTCATCAAGACTCTGTTGGCTCTCTTGCAAGGCTTCGTTTGCCTTTTTGATTTGTGCCTCTGGTTGAGCATCTTTCCAAGCGTTCCATGCAACTTTCGCAACAGCTCCAATGGCGGTAATGGCTGCTACTACACCCCATATTGGTACTGCAACAGAACCTATTGTAAATAATGTTGTATTTAGCGCCCCAATCGCACTTGTGGCAGTCATCGCAAGACTTGGAAGTTGCCCGATTAAATTGGATGTCTCCCATATATTTTTAAGTATATTGCCTGCGAAAGCTGTTGCTAGAGCAACACCAAGGGCTTTAATTAGTGGACTTAAAACTGGAATTTTATTTAGTAGAATATTTAGAATTTCTACGACTTTTGACAAACCGTCGTATGCTAATGCAAGGGTTCTATCAAGGTTAGAATCCTGTGCAAATTGTTGAACACTTGCGGTTAATCTATTTTGTGCAGCTTCAAGAGATTCATTGTAAACCGTCATTTTTTCAGCAGCAACACCGTTTGCATTTTCTGCAACACTAGTTGCTTCCAAGACTTTATCGTAATCTTCCATAGCTGCAATAAATACGTTTCTCTGTCTTGTTTTGTTATTTATTTCACAAAGTTGCTATCTTTGTATATTATGTTATATCGACTAATAATTTAAAACTATGTTTATCTACGAAATCAAGAAACTGTCCTTTTGTATTATTCCCGAATCCATATTCTTTATGAAACATCGTATGAATTTCTTTTGTCAAACAAACTCCGTGTCCATACTCTCGCTGTTTCTTATCAAATAAGTCAAGAATCTCTCCAAGATATTCCTCGTCATACATTTCGGGAGAAGCGTTTGGTTCAAGAGGAATAATGTCTGCGACTTCTTTTATAATGAGATTCGCAGAATAAAGATGATGAACGTCGTCAAATTCTTCTCCTGTGATTACACATTTATGATTACAATATGCAATACTCTCATTTCTCCAACCGGGTGTGCTTTTACGACAAAATTCAACAATACTTTTATATCCTTGTCCTAAGATTGGTTCAGAATGTTTCCATCCGTAAGACAAACGCTTATCCTTTACGACTCTCCAATGATGGCCGAGAATTTCTCCGATTTCAAAATCTGACATTTTAAGATAGTTGTTTCTTATAAAAGCAATATCTTCCTCTGTGAATCTATTGCTTTTATATAAATTAAGTTTTTGAGATTCGTTGATTATGGCATTCTTTGTTCTTCCAAATATTTTACAAAGTTCTTTATTGTCTGTGTTTGGATATAATTTGATAAATTTTTCTATTTCTCCTTGTGTCCAAGGTTTTGATTTTAGCAACCTTAGTTCTCCCATTTTTCTAATAATGGCATCTTTGGATTTATTTGGTAAATGCAGTCTCGGAATGTCTTCTAGCCTTGTTGTTAGATAAACACCTCTAAGAATTTCAACCTCTTCGTCAGACCATTCAATCTTTTTATTTGGACTATTCCTTACGATTCCAAGTTTACTTGCTTTGGTAATAATATTTCCTTTTTCTCTATGAATAAAAGATAAAATATTATCCCATGAATCATTAGGATAATGCTCTTTTAATAATTGAATTTCTTCGTCTGTCCATCTGATTACTTTTCCCATTTATAACCTCAATATAACATAAAAATGCTCATGCTTTTGCATGAGAATAGACTATATCTTGCATATCTATGATATGCCGTACCATTTCGATTTAAGGGGTTTTCACCCACGCAGTAGCGAATTGCGCCCTACTCCTATTGCGTTAATTTAACGCTAACTGGATAGTCGTTGAGCCTTCAACTATTTTCATAGTTGCTTGGTTGCGGGTTGCCCAATTCTTGACTATTTTACTATACTTGGATTGATTACTTCCAACCATTATTATATCACTATAATAACTTAGTTGTCAAGACTCTAAAGGGGTTTCCCGTCAATTAAGTACGTTTTACGCCAGCACTTATCGAACCGGCGACAACATAAGCCAACTGGTTTTGTTCAAGAGTAGACATTTGACCCCATTTAGCACCGATTTCGTCCATAATGGTTCCCATGTCTCTCATTTTACCACTAGTGTCAACTAAATTGATACCATATTTAGATAAAACTTTATCAGCATCGTTAATTGTAGCCACAACCTTGCCATTTTCATCAACAAGGTCATCCAAATCTACTTTTGCTGTGATTTTACCTATACGCGCGATAATACTCTGCCAAGCGGAACCAATAACTTCTGGCGCTTGTCGAGTCTTTTCCTCGGAAATTGTAATTAGACCGATTAGTTTATCAAGCCCTAACCCTGCCTGTCCAGCAGAACTAGCGACTTTTTGTAATGCTGTAGAGATTTCACCTGTACTAGCGGCATAATTTAAGTCAACCGCAACAAGTTTATCTACGATTTTGCTTGTATCTTCTACAGCTACATTATAGGATTTTGTGATTGCCGTAAGTTGGTCAGTGCTAGAAGCTGCGTCCAATTGACCAACAACAGCCAACGTAGTTGACTGCTTTAGCATCTCCATTGCTTCTTGAGCATTATAACCCTGTCTTCAATTTGTTACTCTTAATAATCGTTACTTATTAAAAGATTCCCTATAGGATTTTCTATATATTACTATATAGTTCTGACTATATCTTTATCTGTTAAATTTAACAAGGTATCTCCCGTTTCAGAACACTTGCCCTTACAATTAGTCGATGAACCTTATTCTTAAATATTATATCATATCTATTGAAATATTTTAATAGCTTTATTATAAATATTTAAGAATCTTGGCTGCTGATTATCCAATCTTCGATTATTTTACCATGCCTGAATGATTAGTTCAGCCATTATTATATCACTATAATAACTTGGTTATCAAAGCTCTAAGGACTTTCCAGCAATTAGAGAGATTTTACTTGACCTAGACATTTAAGCCAAGCATCTGCGCCTTCTGCAACCGTGGTCGTAGTAGTACCAAGTTGCTTTGCCAATTTAGTATAACTATCAGCCAATGCTACAGTATCTTCATAGCTACCCATTGTAACCATACGAACTTGTGTCATGGCTTGGTTCATATCATAAATTGCAGATGTAAATTCGCTAGTGATTTTGTTGATGGCTTCCATAGCCACCTGATATTTAATAAAATTCTCTACACTAGACTGAATAGATTTCGATAGGGAATTTTGTGCAGTATCAGCTTTTGCTAAACTGCCATTGGCATTGTCCAACGCTGTTTTGACCTTATTGGAGCTGTCAGCCATTGAATTTTGTTGTGCTACAAGTTTTGTTGTACCGTCGGAGCTTGTTACAACTTTAACACCATACGTTGTTAAAGTATTTGTTAGCTGCTGTAAAGCATTTTTAGCATCAGTATAAGCCTGAGTGTTTTGTTGACCTTTGCTCTCTAATTGCTTGACAGTCTGATATTGTTTTGCATACTGTTTAATAGCATTAACGAGTTCATTTTCTTGTTTTACAGAATCAGATTTTTTTTGATAGAGTCGTTCTTCTTGTGCAAGTTCTTGTTTTTTAAATTTTATATTATTCTGAGAACCGTTATATTGAATTGTGTATACCTGTTCTTCGCCTTTTGCAATATTTAAAAGCTCTGTATAATAGTTCTCTTGAATTTTGTTGCCACTATTCTGAGCATCAATAATTTTTAGTCGGTAATTATATTGTTCTTCGATACTTTTTATAATATTTTGTTCAAGTTGATTTTGCTCTTTGGTTTGCTCTGCGCCAGAATATGTAGCGGTAGAAGTTCTTAGTTGTTCAAACTCTTTTCTTATGTTGATTACTTCTTGAATATTTTTGGCAGCCTTTAGGCTTTCTGCTTCTGCTACATCTATTGCGTCTTTTAAATTTTGCTTTAGCGTTACAGTTGTTCCGCTTGCATCCTTAAAAGACGATGTAATATATTCGCCAGTTCTTTTTACACTGCCACCTAAACTTTCAACTAGTTTTGTGACTTCGTTGATATCATCTTTTTTGAAATTTTTCGGGAAAGAAAAGCCCCTCCCCATGACTTCGCTAATCTGATTTGATATCTTTTCTGCTATCTGCTTGACTTCTTCTTCAAGATATTTTCCGCTGTCAGTGACACCTTTGGTATCAAATTCAGGTGTAATTAGAAAACTAAAAATATCACTTTGAGATTGCGCCATTTACCCACCTCCTTATTTCTTATGTCTCTTTGTATCTTTGCTAACAGAAAGACCACCAACAACACGGTGTTTGATAGTAGTATCTTTGAAGTATTTCTTCATATAAGCCGCAATCTCTTGTCTTGCTCTACCAGTAAGAAGTTGAGAAAGTTCTTCGTTTACTCCTTCTCCGATACCATTTGTTTTAGGATTGCCATAAGGCGAGTTCCATGTGCCATCCATAATGTAATCATATAAGCCTTCTGTAAATTTCTTATTATCGAAACCGTTGTGAGCGTCAAATTGTGGAGTCTGACCGGGGCTATATGGACGAATGACACGTTTAAGTTTGTCCCAATCGCAGTAAATTCTAATTTGATTAGGAATACCGTGTTTATCAATAATAGTGTAACTAATGGTTGCTAGAAAACCGCCTTGTTCTGCCAATCTTTCATAATAAGGAGACTCAGAGGTTTCATCGTAAAAATACTTTTTTATATATTCCTTAATTTTTTTGACCCCTTCTTGAGCGATAGCCATTAAAATATTTCTAGCCTCTCTTTCGTAGGATTCATAAAAACCATTTTGGATTCTTTTTATTTTTACGCCAATCGCATCTTGCAGTTTCCTATTATCAACTGTTTGTTTTGCCATTTGAATCACCGTCCGGCTTAGAATATTTCTCCTTCATTTTCTTATTAGCCTCTTCCATAGCGGACTTACGCATACCGTCCATTAGTTCCTTAACAGCAGGGTGGGAATATGCCATTACATCTTCTAGGAAATCTTTGTTCTTCTTAGTATTTAGTTTCTTAAATACTTTATCAAGGGCATCAATCTTGTCCTGAGTAATGTTGTTATCAATAGCACCCTTAATAATATTCATAGTATTAATTTCGTTAATGCCAGATGCCTTCTCAAAAGCATCCATAAATTTAACACAATCATTACCAATGGCTAGTTTTAGATAACGGTCAAATTCAGTTTCGACCATAATATCATAATATTCAGGAGACTTATCCTCCTTTGCCACTTCAATATCGGTATATTTAAGAAGAATATCAAACAGGACGTGCATATCATAACGCATAAATACAAGCTCAATATCTAGTTTATTGTTTAGAATCTCAGCAATTTCTTCTGAGAAAATTTTATTAATCTTGTGGATATAAGCGTACTTATTGCCAATAGAAATATAATTAGTAATATTGATATTCTCAAAGAGCCAACTATCAAGAGCCTCTTTGTCAATTAACTTGTTTTGAAGCTGCTTTAGTTTATCAATAACAGTCTTTAGTGTCATAATTTCAACTCCTTTAATCCTTAAATATCATTCAGAGTACCAGTTTTAATATCTTGCTTAATACCGTTCTCATCAAAATAATCACCAAGTGTGTCGGCGGTGTCTAAATCGCAATAAGTTGCGCACATAGCCCCTCCTGACCCAGCTTCCCAGCCCACAAGAGCAATAATAACATCGTCTGGCAGTTTAGATTCTTTCATCATAGTAACGTAACGATGCCTACAGCAGTGACTATAGAAATCCGTATTCATAAAGGCTGAGATTGTTCTGCAAATACTATCTGCTGTTGAAATACTTGCTTGACGATAAGTGTCATCATCATTTTTCACAATAAACAACCATTCGCTTTCGATATTATTTTCTTTACGATATTTCATCCACATCTCATAATATGGTTTAAATGACTTAATAAAGGTAAACTTATAGAGCAACTTGCCCTGTTTACCATGCCCTTTAGTACGAATCTGTTCAGGTGTTTTCCACATACAGCCATAAACAATATTTTCATCAGTAAACCAGTTTACCTTAAACTGAATAAGCTCTGCTTTTCTCGCACCGCAACTAACGGCAAGTGCAAGATAACAAGCAGCCTGATATCGTTTAGCAGCGACTAGTTTATCAAGACAATCTTGAATCTGCTCTTCGCTCATAACAGTCTTTTCACGAACAGTCTGTTTTACAGGAGTTTCCAGTTTAACAACAATATTTCTAAAATCAGGAAACTCATCGTCAAGAACATTTTCAATATAATCTGACATAGAAGATAGAGATGATTTAATAGTAGAGATTCTATTGCTAGACCATCCCATTTCTGTAATTGCATAATTAAAGAAACTAACAAGTTGCCGCTTCTTCAAATCCACAAAGAACGTATCTTTATTATGCAAATAATTCCAACAGAAAAATAGACGAATCATTTGTTCATATTGATAAATCGTCTGTGGAGAACGACCGCCAGTAGTTTTATAAGCAAGATAATCTTTCAACAAGTTCTTATTGTCTTCATTAACCTTTGCCCAGATTTCTTCTGTATAAATTCTATTATATACAGTTCTTCTTCCCAATTTCGTCACTTCCAATCTTATCTAATAACCTTGCTACATCGTAGCTATAATATTTTTTCTTTAATTTTCTATCTATTTGAACAGCACCATACGCAATACAGTCCTGAATATTTATTGAAACTTTAACTGATTCTTCTTTAAATTTATTGAAATCTTTAATACTCAAGAAATAAGTCCCATCATTTCTAAAGTCTAACACAAAACCACATATACAATTACAATACTTATTATACTCAGTAAGAGCTTGAATTTGATGCCAATGAATTTCTCGTTTAGTAGGATTTTCTTTCGTTGGTTTCTCACGTTCAAAAGAAAAACTTTTCTTGTCTGTTGATTTTAGTTCCAGACAATACATACAAGGAGTTTTGAACAAGATAAAGTCAAATGGAGATTTCATAGAGAATCTTGTTGACCTACTATCTTGTCCAAAACCACTTGCGCTATCATGCAGTCTAATTACTGCTACATCTTTAGGAATGCTCTCTTTGAACTTCTGTTCAAAAATCTTTCCAACATTCATCAATGTTAATCTCCGGCTTCTTGCCATTTTCTGTAAAGAAGTATTCATTACGACTACTCTTAACAACATTATTCAACATTAAATCCCAGTATGGAACCCCATCTGGAATAATAGTTCTTGACAGGTAATAGTTAATTGTGCTATACTTTTCAAGACGATACATGGGGTCAGGCAGATTAAAACAATATTGTTCATAAACAATAATAAAGCGCAACATGATATTCTTGTTAAATTGTAGATATTCTACAATAGTATCGTCTGCGAATGTTAGTGTGAAACTATTTTCTTGATTATCAACACAATGATACAACGATTTTACATTAATCATTGTAGAATCAAATACACCAATTAGCCGCTCGTGTGTAACATCTTTAATATAAAGTTTGAAACATTTCTCCATGTTTTTATCCCTTTCAATCCAAAAGTCTGTAAACAACCACAACCCACCCTTAAAAATCCCCGTGTTTACAGCACTTTATTTAGCAATAAAATTTCACTTTCATTGTCATACATCTAAAAATGAAAATGAGCTAAAAATCCATAAATATACGGATAAATAGCTCATTTTCGAGTATTCTACAATTTAAGGCTTAATCTCATGCTTCGGCTTTTTTGTTTCAGTCTTCTTCTGGGTAGAAGTACGACCAGAAGTCTTAGCCTTTTTCTCGTTTAGTTCAGACACATACTTGTTGATGTTTTTCATTTCATCACAAGGAACAACGAAATATCTAAAATCATCAGGAGTACGAGTAACCCCATCATGACAGTCAAACTTGCCAAGCTCTAAGTCATAACCTACAATATCAACAAAGACATCAGAATTAGCGAGTTTACCCCTTAGCAAAGTCTTCATTTCTTCTCCTTCAATAATTATTGGTTGAAAGCCCTTATTGTCCATTACGCTTCTGCGAAAGCAATCCTCAGAACAATAGGAGTTCTTATATGAACCAACAGAAACGCAAGACAGACAAACATAATAAGAGCGTCCACAATAAGCGCAAATTCTATTATGTTTCATTTTTGTCCCTTAAATTTAACAAGGAATTACTTATTAAAAGCGTCCCCAACTTTACCTTTCTGATTGTCTAGCTCTTCGACAGCGCCCTCAATAAGAGCATCTACAATCTCGTTGTCTTCAATACCGACCTTTGCGAGGATATCTTTTACCCATTGTTTCTTTGCTTCCTTTGGAATCTGGTTGGTAGCAGCCATCTTTTCAGCCGCATTTACAAAGTAACGGATAACCTGATATAGGCCGACCTGCTTCAACCAAGGGGTTACAGCAGGGATAATAGATTTGCAAAGCAGTGCGAAACCGCCCGCAATAACAATACGAACCAGATTAACGATAACAGGAGTCATAGCTTCCATCATAATAAATTCCCCTTCCTATATTCCATTTATTGTACGACCACCGTATCATGGTGACCGTCTCCATAAGTAATTTTAAGCGTATTTTCGCCAGACAATTCAATCTTTGTAATATAAGTAGACGCTATATGTTGCCCGTTAGAGTCACGATTTGCCCTTTCGGCCATCGTATCACTTCCGGTTATAATAGCTGTATATTGTGCATTATGAATTTCATTTCCGGCATCGGAAATTGATTTATAACATTCAACAGAACCATCATTTTTAGAATCTTCTGTAGTGTTGTCCACTTCCTCAGATTCAACGAGGACCCATGTTCTCTTGATAAACCCACGAGATTCAGACGCAAAAGCCCTGATTGTAGTAGATGCATAAGAAGATTCAATCTTTACAAACACATCTGCGTATGTCGCATTAATAGTATCATCAACCGCAATTTGAACGAAGTCTGTAGAGAGATTGTTTCTTGCAAGCCATTTTACTTCAACGCCAGACCTAGCGCCAGTGCCATTAGTTCTCATCGCAATTCTACAAATGCCAAAGCCTCCACCAAGATATCCCTGAGAAATGTATAGGGTTGTTGACCAATCTTTATAATTCTCCGATGTCAGGTCAATTCTTGCAATACGATGATATGGGTAGTTATTTTGATTGCCAACTTTTGCATTACAAGCGTAAAAACCTACTTCTGCCTCAGAATCATTACTCCCATCATATTTGTAATTTAACATGATGTCCGTGCCGCCATTTACAGTTCTTTCTTGGGATAATTTCAATGCCGATGTTGCTGTATTTGCGTTTCCGCTAAACCCATCTTTGTTAATCACAAAATGCTTATCTTCTAAGTCGATACTTAGTTCGTGTGACCCTGTTTTACTGTACATAACCACACCATTATCGTGACCTCCATCAAAATGAATTTTGTTTTCTTGATATAACATAACAGCTGTATCGGAAACGCCCAGATTATTATTTAGCATAATACAATCCGAAGCAGATAGTGTCAGCGTATTCTCTTCTGGGCTAAATATAGATACAAATCCATTGTTTCCACTTTCAAATTTAAGCATAGAAAACTTACCAGAAGTTGAGTCTGGGTTTGATAACGTCAATCCACCCTTGTCAATCTTTGCAACGCCGTTTATATTGTCTCCGTCAACGACATTCCAAGAAAAAAGACCACCATCTTCAACTGTAAAATCTTGGTACGGAGTTCCATTCATATAGCCAGAGCTAATGGCACTTGTCATCTCAGGGACTCCGTTTTTGGTACTGTAAATTGTAAGCCCACCATAAGGAGAACCAGAGCCGTCTTCGTTTACAAGTTCGACAGACACATTATTGTGCTTATTTTCTAAAGATATATAGCTTGGATTTGCAACGAAATAGGTAGAACCATTTGTACTGAACTGTATATTTTTATCACTATAAATATCTAGGTTATTATTTGAGTTTTGACTAAATTTAGATACATTGGAATTTCTCTTGAGATACAATGAGCTATTATCTAATGTTGTATCACCTGTCAGAGTACCACCAGATAAGGAAAGATACTCTTTCTGTGCATCAATTTTTCGGAGGTATAGAGAATCGGCAAGATGAACATATATTTTTGCCAAACCTACGTTTATTTTCTTACTTACATCATAAGCCATAAAATCCTCCTTTCATAAAATTTTAAATATAGAAAATGTAGGTAACGTTAATACGTTACCTACATTTAATTGTAAAGAATTACTCTTCGTCAGTATCAATAATAATAGAATACAGGTCGTCAGATTCACAACCAGCAACAAACTCCATAGAGATATTATGCACGGCTGGGTCTCCGTCAGCAGTTAAATCCCAAGTCCAGTTACCATCAATCTGAGCCATGCCATGAACGATACAGGGATACAAGCTACCATTACAAATATCTGCAACTAGACCATAGGCAGTTACTAGTGCGGTATCGGGCATTGTATTAGTCTTGATATTAATACGCTGTGCTGTTGCCTTAGACTTAATGGTATAAGCCATAGATATCTTAGTACAGCCAAGAGTTCCAATCATTGCAGTTACATCGCTATCGTCAAGAGTAATCTTAGCCTTTTTAGCGGGACTAGTAGTAACCTCTGCGGTATAACTAAACTTGCCAGTAGAGGCTGCGCTATCCTCGGTTAAAACCTTTACATAGTCACCATCTTTTTGAGTACCATAAATAGTGCCGATATACAGAGTTGCGCCGGTCTTTTTTACTGCTGGCAGTTCCAGTTCATACTCAGTAGTACCTTCCTTTAGGTCAATCTGAACATACTTAGTATAAGTGGTCTCGCCCATAACAACGTCAGTACCATTCTGTGCTGCAAGCACATCAGTATTCCAAGTTGCACTTTCAATATTAAAGGTAGCGTGCTTTGAGTGCCCAAAGCCACGACCGATATAGGAGTTACCCTTGCCGCCACTAGGGTACACCATCTCTTGTGTATTCTCAATGCTAGAAGTCTTGCAATGCTTTAAGTATCCAATGATGCTTTCATCAGATGGCTTCTGCATTAGAATTTCATACACCTGTTGAATAACAAAGTTCTTAGGTGTTCCTTTTGCCATAACTATTTCCTCCTTAAATAATTAACTTTCATTATTTATAATAGAAGACCAATGAATTTTATTTATATCAATCGGGGTTTTCTTTGTATCAATACACCCGGAGTGTAAAGCATCCATTGTATTTCTATAATTGTCAGCTTGAATATATCTAAAATACGAATCGTAAATCACATATATTGGTTTGCTGAAAAGTTCTTCGTATGAAAATATTTTAAAAGTTACGAGACAAGATAATATACATTGAAAATCTTCTTGTTCTTTATCTCTGCTTTTATTTTTTCTTGCCTCGTACTCTCTTTCTTCATAGTTCCTTTGTAAGATTATTTTTTTCGCTTTTTTGGTGGCACCTTTAAGAAATTCATATTTAGGATGAATCCAATTTACATCTTTTAAATATTCTACCAATATATGATAAGTCTGTTCGTTAAATTTAACAGAATCAGACTCTATATATAACTTATCATTTTCACATTTAACGCTCAAAAGGAATATTTGTGTGTTTCCTCCAATGGTTCTGCCTAGTACAATCCACTTACCATCCAAATTTAAAAAGTAATTAAGCGCATTAGACATATCATTATTGATAACGATACACTCTTCGTCCTTTTCTGAGACAAGTTCACCATCTCTAATAAAAACATTATTTGATGTGCTATCCGCTAGACATTCTTGAATGAAAAACTCGTATTCGCTTTTGATATCTTCATACCATATCTTATTTTCAACCCATAAAATATCAGCAATGTCTTTCGACTGCGTAATAATAAGAGTCAGATTTTTCATATATTCACTATAGACATCTTTTCCCACATCGTCGCTAAATAATTTATTAACTTTTGGGTGTTCTACATATACGTTTTCTGCTAATTTTAGCGGTCTCCCGCTATACAACTGTAAAGCGTTCAATTTTTTAGAATAAATTTAGGTAGTAGATTTGTAGAACCACCATCACAACCAATTGTGCTGTTTAGTGTTAGTTGATATTGAAGCTGCAAACCATTAAAATAACCATTATAATAACGACGTTGAAATCCTATTAGGCTCATACGTCCGGGAGAAAAGTCTTCCAGCCTTTTGTCATTAATGATTGCATCAACTTCATGCGCGATATCATAAAGGCGATAAGCTATCGGATAGTCGGGATTATCTGACAGAATAACGCTTTGTTCATCGTGTACTACCACATCAACACACACAACAACTTTTTTATACTGTGCGACCTCTGTGGTGTACCCACCATTAAGTGTTACAGTTAAATATGTCTTTTGGTCTAATTTTGCGTCAGGAATATGCTCTAGTGGATAAATATGGACGTCTGTGCATTTATCTAGGTCTTGCCCCATATAAACGAGATTATTTACGCCACCAATTCTATCAATCTCTTTGTCAAAAGATTTATCAAGATAAGGAGAAGTATTTCGCTTGTAACAAGTCAACAACCTAACCAAACGTTCACTTCTTAGAAGTCTGTTATAAATAACTGCGAAAACGATAGGACTAAGCTCTTCGTAATACAACTATATAACACCTCCTAATTTAATATTAAACGTTTTTATTAGTACGCCGTCTTGGTAACAATTCACAATAAGCGGATTGGTACTTTGATGATAGTTTTTGATTTTGAAACTGTTATTTGTGAATGTGAAAAAATAATAATCTTTAGACACTGTTTCATCCTTGTTGCACTCAAACGTATAGTTATCGCCATCAAGAACAAACGTTTTCGAGCCATTTAAAAGAATAGTAAATTCTTCCGGCTCTTTTGGTTCTTTATCGTCATTAGCCAAGTCATTCTCGGGATTGTCTGCGACATTGTAATTTTCAAAGTCTGCATAGAATTTTAGCAAGCCCGGATTATCTTGGAACGTATTCATATTTAAGAAATTGACAAACTGTCTAATCTTATATGTTACACCATTTAACATAAAACGAGTATTAATTCTGTACTGACTTGTCCAATCGTTATACTGGCAAACAACTTCAATTTTATCTTTAGCTACGTCAATAACTTCCGATGTGGAAATTTGGTCTTCAATAATTTTATACTCAATATAGCATGGCTCACGATGGATTGTTTTCTCGTCCTCTGCTAGAGTATTGATTGTATTATTACAACGTCTAACATAAGCACTAGATGAACTCTTGCGAATATTATCCCTTGAGTAAATTATCCAGATATTATCATCAAAGAAATATCTCTGTCCTAGCTTTGGCCTATAATCTAAATCTTTGTAAATTAATTTCTTATAGTCATCGTTTACACGCTGCCCGGTTTTGGCATCAACAAGTGATGTAATTCTGATATCTATTTTATTAAATAGCTCATCTCTTTTTTCTTCGTCTGTTGTAATTGTTTCAAGACCATTAGAACCAAATTTTTTTTCTTCCCATACGTCGTCCCACCAAGTAGACGCATTCTCAAAGACCTTATCAACCGTATCTTGAAGCTGATTTCTCCATCTTTGAGCAGGGTGCTTATTAACATTCATAAAAGTATCATAGTATGACATATATATCACCTAGCCTTTTTGACCAGAGAGATACAATGGAACACTAGCTGTTTAACCTCTGAATGTTCAATGGGTACTTGCGAACCCTCAAGAATACTAACAATAGAAAGGAAATTTACAATACCGAACATATTGTACAACCCGTTAAATTCCCTTGTTAACCTCTTGATGTAAGCAGTATACCCGGAATAATCATCTATAGCTTCGCAATCCTCAAAAATTCCAAGAATTGCAAATAATTTATTGATTACAGATTGTTTATACTCTTGAATTTCTTTGTCAGAAAAATTAATTCCATTAAAGTCCATAATTTCCCACCGCCCACTCAGCAAATGGGGTATTTTTCAGGCCGTAATTAATAATTTTTTGATTTGTTTTCTCACGCCATCTGTCAGCATAATTTGCTTTTTCTTTTAAATTATTAGAAGCGGATTCACGCTTGAAGTCAGTATCTTGCAAACCACCAAGTTGAGTAGTATCAGAAATTATAAAATCAAGCCAACATTGAACCATTAAATCTGAAAGAATAGTCTTTTCTGTTAATGTCAATGTGTCGTTAAATTCATATTCTCCTAATTCATTTTGATGATATTGTTCAATATCTTTTTGACAATTTATAAAAAGAGGAATGGCTCTTAGTAAGAAGCACATAAGCAAATCATCGGCTGCTTCTGGATTATCATTAAATAGTCGTTTTAGCTCATAATCTTGTAATGAAATTAAAAATAGTTTATAAATCTCATTAAAGTTAGTTCCAGAAGGTTGTGTTTGCTCTGGTGGAGCGTCTGGTTCTTCAACAGGTTTATTTTCTATTTCATTATTAAATAAACTAATATTGTTCAATCCCATTCACCGCCTTTCTTATTTAAAATAATTTAAGCAAGTGAGCGAATAGACTCTGCACGCTTACTAATATCTACGGAACACAACTTGTTAATCAAATTGACCTTATTGTAGTCTACGTTCTTGCCATCAACAATTTGATGAGCAACGCGATTTGCTACTAGGCTTTTCTGATAATCACTTGCGTTCTCAATTAGAGTTTTCACTTTATCATCGGAATAACTGCAAATATTTTCGATATCCTTATACTTAATAATATTATTATAAGCATAAGTCATACCAAGAAAATAAACAGCACTTGCATCCTCAATTTCAAAGTATCCTTCTTCTGCGAACTTATGATTCATATTCACAATTTGAATCAAGTCACGATATAGCACACGATTTTCGTCACCGTACTTATTAAAAGTAACAAAGCGTCTGTCCCCATAAGTAAGATTAAGAGTCCCATTAAACAGACTGCGAACACGAATGCTCTTTCCGTCCTCTGGTTCTGTATAATCTTCTTCGGATGGGCTATCCTCGTGTACAACTGTAACAGATTCATTTTGAGCAGAGGAAGTAGAAAAACCGCGTAGTGTAGCAAGAATCTCACCAAGCGTACCCTGCATTTCTGACATACCTTTTTCAAGGTTTTCAATTCTCTCTGTGTTGGTTGCCATTTCATACCCCTTTCAATCCTTATGAATAATATATACCCTACTCCCAAAAGAGTAGGGTAATTATTCAAAATTTAACAAGCAATTAGCCGACAGTGATGACACCAGCAATAGCATTGGTGATGACACCAATACCCCAGCTCTTGTTAATGGTAGTATTGGTGGTTAGGTCTGCATCTGCATTGCTATCAACAGTGTTAGAGGTGGTAGCACCCTCTAGGCACAGCTTAACAGGCTTCTGGGCAGAGGGGCTGATGACATAAATCTTATCATCAGGTAGAGCCAGCTTGTACTGGTCAGCAGCGGCATAATCGGCATACTGAGGCATAACCATTACGTCAGTACCATAAATGTTGGAAATATAGCCAACGCGAACGTAATCGGAATCAACCATCATGCGCAGATTAGCAGACTGAGGCAGTAGGTCATGAACAGCACTCATAGTACCCATTAGAATAGCGGGGGCACGGTTATAAGCAGAGACAGTCTGAATTAGCTTAATAACGCTCTTATCCGCTAGACCAGCAACGTGTAGAGCCTCTGCGCCATTATCCTTAACATCATCCATGGCGGTAGCAAATGCTAGAGCAATTTCCTTGGTTAGTTCTGCTTCCATAGATAGAACTGCCTTCATCAGGAAACGAGCGATGGATTCCTTACCACACAGAGCCTTATACTTATTGGAAGAAACAGAGATATTGTGATTGAAGGGAATGATAGAGCGCTGACCAATATCTTCGCGCTGGAACTCAGTATTACGCTGATTCCGACCAGCTTTAGATACAACGAACAAATCGTTAGATTCAACATCAAACTTGAAGCTATCACCAATAGCACCATTACGCATTTCAGTGTAAACACTGGTGGTACGGTCTACAAAGTCAGGTAGAACCATGTCAATAGCCGCATTAACTACAGCCATGTAAGCCCACTGGAAAGTGGGATTCTTAGCCATCATCTCAATGGAAGCAAAAGAATTGTTAAAATCCAGACCAGATAGCTTTTTAACTTCTGCCATCAGTAGGTCGTTAATCTTCTTCTCCTTCTCTGCAAAAGAGATAGAGGTATCAACATAGCCATCATACTGACCACGCTGCTTTGCATAGTCATTAAAATAATCCTTAATCTTTACTTCGGCAGTCATATCGCCGGAGAAAGCTAGAGTCTTCTCATTCATAGTATTATTCTCCTTTTCTTAAAATATCATCAAGCTACGCAGACAACAAACTTGTAAGCGGTAACTGCCTTCTTGACTAGGTTGCCATCGCCAATGTGAGCTGTAGTAGCACCCAGTGCCTTTAGATACATACCAGCAGTAGGAGCAGTCTCAGTGCTTGCCTTTAGGGCGAACTTAGTAGTATCAGGAATTAGGAACTTTGCAGTAGCCATTGCAGTTGCATTAGCTGTGCTAGGAACAATAGTAAGAACATCGTCTTCAATTAGCTTGAAAGCATCAATAGGATGACCCTTGATATTTACGAAGTCGCGGATATTATTGTCAATACCCTTTAGCTCAGTGCCATCGGGTAGAGTAGTAATAACGACTTCTGGGCTAGATGCCATCCATAGATTCTTTGCTTCTGCGGCAGGCTTGCCAGCCTTCCAAACAATCTTGCTATCAGCATCGGTAGAATACTCACTTAGAGCAAAAACTGCACCGTTGGGTACGTCCTCTTCGCATACGACAGTACGGTTCCAGTTATCAACATTTAGAGCCGCGTAGCCGCTCTTAATTAGAACATCATACATAGTAAAATTTCCTCCTAAAATTAATAATTTTTAATTATCCCAAATGGAACCAGTAGATTTCTTCTTCTCTCCATAAGGTAGACCAATCTTGTGAATGTTGCCAGAGGGAGCACCAACTCGGTCAAACTCTGCGGCTTTTACCATGTTACTCCATGCGGCTACACTATCATATTCGCTAAATTTAGCGATATAAGCATTACGTTCATCCTCAGACATTTCAACGCCCTTTTCAGAGATTTCGTCTAGGACTTCACACATTTTAACCATATTAGCTTCTTGCTTTTCTTTTTCTTCTGCTGCAAACTTAAAAGCCTTTAGTTCATCATAATCAGACATGGCTTCAAATTTAGCCATATATGCTTCATTATCCTTTTTTAGCTTTTCATTTTCAGTAGTCAGATTAGAAATTTCAGACATAGCTTCTTCAAGAGACATATTTTCCTTATCAGACTCATCGTCCTTGTCAGACTCATCATGACGCTCATCGGAATCATCATCTTTATCGTCTTCATCGTCAGCCATTTTCTTGTCACGACCCATTTCGGTTTCGCAAGCCTCTTCAACCTTTTCCTCGGTCTTTTCTTTGGCTGCTTCCGCTTCCTCCACCTTAGTTTCCTCTTCCTTCTTGGTTTCAGTAACTTCGGCTTCTGTTACTTTCTTCTCTTCTTCCACGTTTTCACCCTCGTCCTGTTTATAATCTTCTGCAAAATACTGATTGAACTCATCTTGCGAGAAACCAAATTCTGCAAAATTTTGTGTATCCAAACCAAGCTCATGATAGTGTTTCAGCAAGTGGGACTTCACGTCTCCTTTAACAATTCCCTGCTGTGCAGCCCTAGAAAATGCGGACTGCAAGCCATCTTTATGAACAATAAGTTTACCATCACGAACAATGTGATGTGGATACTTGAATTTCGTAATTTCGTACTCATTGTCGGAGAAATCACCAATTAAATACGCTTCTTTTAGCAAAGACTTTGCGTTAGACGCTTCTGTAATTGGTTTGAATAGCTTCTGACCGGGATTAGACCACTCGCCACTTGTAGCTGCTTCTTTAGAATTATCAATAGAAATTTTGTCAACAAAGTTTTCTTTAATATAATTTTCTTTATCCTCAGAGAATTTCATAAGCTGAACATTACTTCCTTTACAAGCCTCTGCAACTTGGTCTGACAAAATAGTAATAGCTTGATATTTCCAGCTATAAACATCTGGTTTATCAAATGGGCCATTATCTTGATAATCAGTAGTAGTCATTTCAACAGATACTTTCTTTCTGTCATTGGAACTATGAATAATATCAACAATATTTTTAGAATAGTTTTTCCAAATAAGAGCTTTAATAGTCAAGAAATTCTTGTCTCGCTCTTCATCATATTCAAAGGTGACAGGGTTGTTTTCAGAGTAAACAAACCCAACCGGGATTTCTGCCTTAGAGTGAGTGCCAATACCATCATCATTCCAATCAGTGAACTCAACCACAACAGGAACATTATAAATAGTATTAGCAGTCATTTTAAGAGAATCAAAAGAAATTGGCTGAGTATGACTATTCTCTTTTTCTGCAAATGCACGAATCTTAGTGATAGCAAACCTATCATCATCTTCAATAACATTTACGTCGTCAATACCAAATGTGAAATATAAACTTTTATTCTCCAATCTCATGTCACCCCCATTCAATTAAAATTTAACATATATTATTACTCCATTAGGCCAGCCTTAATCAGGTCGTCCACCAGAGAATTGTAAGCGCTCTTTAGAGTAGCAATTGTAACATTACCATCTAGCTTATCGTGGTGCGCAATCTTAGGCGCATCAATTACATTAGTGACGTTCTGCACATTGGTAGTAGAACCGCCACATTCATCAATAGCGTCAGAAATAGCTTGACCTACATTTAGAGACTGAGTTAGACCATTAGAGCTATTTAGAGCCTTAATTACTTCTTTAGATAGTGCCAATTATATCACCTCGGTTATTCGTTAAATTCTTGTTTGAGTTCATTAGAACCCCTAGCCCAACTTGCTTCCGTAGACTCAGAATCACTCTCCGGTTTTGGTGGTCTACCAACGCTACCTTTAGTAAGAGGATTCTCTGGTGGCTTTGTTGTTGTGCTAGTGCCAGTTCTAGTTTGAACAGGGGGAGTTAGATATTGATTTAGAGGAATAACCATTCCCTTAACATCAAAACAACTCTTAGAAATTTGTAGATGTCTTGCATACTCAAAGACGTTCATATCATTACATCTTGCAGCAAGCTGCATATCTACAAATCCAATTTTAGAAAAATCATTGAATAGTGCCTTTCGTTCTGCTTTTTGGTCTGGAACATTTTCATCATGGAAACGAATCTTGAATTTATATTTCTCGGTTCGCTGGTTAATGAAAAACTCCATGAAATTAGCAAAAGCAGGATACAGGGCTTCAATGACATTATTATCAATAGCAGACGCAAGTTTAGACTGGTGACTATTTAGCTTCTCAGTTCCAAACAGTGCTTCACTAGACGCAACACTCTGCTTAACAACAGAGCTTGCATAGTCAACATCGGAATTGGTATTTGAAATACTAAAATCTACAGCTTTAACATCGTCAGTGGGCAGCACAGCTAGGCCAATCTGGCTATTCAGCCCTTTACGAGCAACGCCTAAGAATTTACCAATCATCTCAGGTGTCATATTGATAGAGTTGGCAACCTGACCACTCTTCTGTTCTTTATTGAATCCAAGGATACCAACTAGAATCTTGGAAGCATCAATAAAGTATTTATCCTGTTGTAGACCTCTAACAACAGGCTGGAAACTAGCATTACCAAGAATACCAGAATAATAAGGTAAAATAGTTGCTAGTTCTGGGTCGAGCTTAAAACACCAAAACCCATTTTCAGGAGAAGTCTGTTGCCAATAATTAAAACCAGTATTTCTTGATTGCAAACGCCTTGCAGGGTCATAAGGTTTGTTATGGCTTTTTTGAATCCGATTTAGCATACGTTTGAAGATAGTGGGGTACATATCAATATCTACACCATCCATATTTAGAAACCATGTCATATCAAAGTCGTACAAATAACCATAGTCAAAACGCCCAGTAATCTTGCAAAATTGTTTTGGAAGCTCTTGGAGAGTATATTTGTCTCCTTCATCACGGAGAACACTAAACATTGCACCTTGTCTAAAACACTGACGCATAGCAGTCGCAAATTCTGTGCGATAATCGAACTTGTTACAAAACTCATCTACTTTAGCTAAATCTTTCTTAAATTCTTTAGATTTTAGCTCAGATTCTTTTGTGACATTGATTGGGTCAAAAGTTAAGTTAAATGCCGCCAGATTTGGCAAATATTGCGTTAGACGCTTAAAGGACATATTTGTAATCTCAAGCGTCTGTGCATAATTAGAAAGAATTTCCTCTGAATCCTTCGCGTTCTTTAAAGCCTTTTCAATATCCGCTACGGTAGTATCAACTTGTGTTAAGTTAATGTCTTTTAGCCTTCTATTAATAGTATCTGGCGTATTATAATCAGCGCCGCCACTATAATAGCTACGATTATAAGAATCAGAGAAATTCATAAAATAATCATACGCATTTAGAACATCATTAACTTGTTTTTCAGATAATGTTTCTTGTTCAACTTTCTTTTTTCTTGGCAAACATCTCACCTACCTTTCTATTATAGTTTAACCAAAGAATGTCCAGTCTAATAAACTGTTGGTTTCTTGTTTATTAATGTATTGGTCTTCTAATAACTTGGCATACCAAAGACCATAAGCCAAAGACATAACACGGTCTTTACGATTCCCAGCTTTTTCCTTTAGGTTAATATAGCCCTGAGTAACCACCTGTTCCAAACTAATTGCCTCATCAACAAGCCGATTAGTTTGTACATAAGGATTCATAAGACGTTTCTTTAAATCCTCATCTTCAATCTTATAATACTGATAGTTTTTTATCATATAATCAAGACCCTCTTGACTATCAACAAGTAAATTAACTCGTCCATCAGTAATCAAATCACGCATATTACTGAACATAGCAGACTTCAACTGGATTGGAGTTTTAACAGAATAAATTACGGGGACTGCATTTCTATCAATTGTACGGTTAACCATCTTAATATCTTCTGGGTTAACTACCGTCCATGCAGGGTAAGTAACGCCACGGTTTTCATCATAGGTTTCCGTGGTAGCGTAGTCAAAAATAGAAATACCTCATTTGTTATCTTTAGAGCTTTTTATCTCTAAATTCTAACACTTACCATTCGTATTAGTTCAGCATATCTTTTCATCCTAAATTTAAATAGGAGTTGCGGACTCTTGGAGATGTTATATTCTATAAATAGTTTCAATCTCTATGCGTTGCGTGTGTTATATATATTATTATATAACTTCCACTCTGATTAGCGTTTCAGCCTTCCAGTTTTTTCCGCAATACTTAATTATATATTACTATATAATTGGCGCAAGCATTTCACGCCTTGTGTATCAAGTATCATGTAATCGCATTCAAACTCATAAAATAATTGTTTCATTCTCTTAGTTTGAGCGATTGAGTTTAGACCGTGCATACTATCTGCGTATGGCACAATAATGGTATATCTTCCACTATCAGGAATTAACCTAATAATAAAAAATGCAGTGTTGTCGTTCTTGCTGGACTCAATAACAGCAACGTCCATACACAGCAACCTAATTTCATTAGGTAGTTTTTCTTGATAGTAAGGGTATTTTTCTCTACAATCTTTATACTGAATATACTCTTCGTCAGACATACAACAGAATGCTTTAGAGTTAGTTCTAACTCTATCCATCATTTTATATGTGAAATAAGAGTTGCCAGTACCACGTTCTGCAATACAGTTATATTCTGCCTGTAAAATATTAATGTTTTCCAGATTTGATTTGAAAGTGTCTTCTACTTTCTTTTTACTAATAAACCCATTTTTAACACCAAGAGCATAACTAACAACTGTTGCGCAATAATCTCTATTGCCGTCTGTCATCCAGTCTATATAATCCTCAAAGGTCTTATAAGACCACTCATCCGCACGTCTAATTGAAGATAGGTAAATCTTTCTTAATTCTTCGTGTTTGTATTCTTCTGCTCTTTGCTCTCTTGTTAAATCAAGATATCTTGGTTTTCTTGGGTCGGAAAGCATAGGGTCAAAAACACGAGTAATAACTTCTTTCTCTGTACGAACAAATTCATCAACAATTAATATATTAGCTCTCAATCCGAGGGCATTTTCACTGTATGTCGCAGTAAAAATTGTAGAACCATTTTTGAACGGAACCTGACATTCATTAACGCCAATCTTAATCTCATCAACTTTGATTTCCTGTTCTAGGTTCTTACTCATTCGCATATATTCATAAATCTTCTTAACGAATTGTTTACTCTGCGATTTAACAGGACAAACAACAAGGATTTTGAGACCCGGATAAAGAATAGCCATTTGACAACAGAAATCTAATGTTAGAGAAGACTTCGCTATGCCTCTGCTCCCTATAAATATATAGTTTGCAGTATTATTCATTTCCCAAATTAGAACTTTTTGAAAATCATACAATGGTAAACCTAGATATTCAGTAATAAATCTTTGAGGGTTCGCTCTCCAATACCCAACCCATGCTTCAAAATTTTCATTGTATTGCTCTTGAAGTGTAGCACGTTTTTTCTTTAGTCTTCGGATTGTGATTTTGTCTGACTCTGACATTCTTCATCACTCTCCGTTCCAAGAAGTTGAGCTTTACCCTTTTCAATTATATCAATACTCCAAGGTTCAAACTCCTTTTCAAATTTTTCAACATATTTATTATTTTTACCTAAAGCCCTTGCAGTACAACCAGTAAACGCATCAAATAACAAATTAACATTATCTACATCTGCTAATTCAGGGTCGGCTTTCTTAACAGGTCTAAATGTTTCAATATCTTCAATGCGCTGACCAACAACCTTAGAATTTTGTACGGCTCTATTTTGTTTTTCAAGTAAGCCACCATTATTCATAAGTGAAGTTAGAGCGTTTAGTTTCTTTGTAACATCTTCACCATTTTCACGAGCTTTATTAATATCAAGAGTTTGATAACAAATCTGTCTAACAATAATGTCAATATCTTTAGTATCAATTTGACCTAGTTTAGATTCCCAATCCATATATTCATTTTGAAGATATGCTAGGTCATCATTATCGAACCTTCCCCAAACACTTTGTAAGTATGCCGTGCTAAATTCAATATCTTCGTAATTGTCATCATCACCAAGTTCACCAGTAACTTTCTTAGGACGCTTAATCTTTGTATAAACATCGTAGTTACTAAGACCTTCGATATTATTTTCGCCTTGAGAATCGTCAAAGCTCGAACCCCAACCATTTTTATCTGCGAATGCAAGATTCTTTAGATAAATTGGTAATAGGTTTTCTTCTCCATTTAACACAGAGTTTTCATTCTGAGATTCTTTCATAGCCGCCAAATACGCTTGATGAATATATGGAATATCAATTTTCCTACAAGTAAAATAAATAGCGAGGTTTGTATTGCCATTGTATTTTACCAAGTATCCTTTATAAATAGACTTGACACAATCCTTACAATATGGTATCTTATTAAAGAACTTATGATATTCATCTTTTGTGGTATTGAAATTATTTTGAACTCCACAGCCACAACTAATGCAAATCAGTTTCTTTTTCGTCTCTTCTCCGATTTGTTTTCCTTTTTTAGCAATAGCCATGTAATCACCGCCTTAATCCAAACGGATAATATTTATAGATTCATAGGGATTATCAGGAGTGACAATATACATAGTCTGGGAAGGGTGAGAAGTAATACGCAAAGACTTGGCATAATTATCTGTACCACAAAGAGAACCATTCATAAAAACCATAGTCCCATCAACCTCTTTAGACTCCACATGGTGTTTATGCGCAATAAACATTGCATCATAGAACTTATGGGTTAAAAGCGTCATATTCTGAACTATATCATGAATACTATCTTTATCTCCATGAGAGCCTAGATAATTCCAGTTATAAATACTAAATGTTAAAATATCATTATCAAATTCGTTCTCATTAATATGAATATTATGTACATAGCGCAGAGCGGCCTTTAGATACCAGTCAACAAGAAGAGAAAAATTTTCATTTTGCAAGCTATCATATTTATTAGCCATACAACGAGAATGATTATCAATAACAGAATAATATTCAACATTACAATGTTGAGAAACCCCATTTAGAAACTCTGCCAAAGCATTAGAAACTTCCATTACTTGTTCAATAACATTCTTACGATTCTCAATCCGAATAGTATTATGAATATATCCAGAAATAGCATCGTTTAAATTAATAACGTACAGAGTACCAATCTTTTCAGAATAAATCTTCTTAACAACTGCGTCAAAAAGTTTGGTCATGCGCTCATGGAAAATTTCAGGATTGTATTTATTAAGATAATTATCAGTTACCATACCATAATGGAAATCAGATAGGCATAAAATAGCACTCTTCTCGGTTGATGAAAAGTTACTTTTATTATCATTAAACTCCAAATGGTTTTTAATAACATAGTCTGAAATATCTTGTTTAAGCATATCAAAACGAGCAATCTTATTAACATCACGGTTGAGAGCCGCTCTATAATCACGCATTTTGACAGTTTTCAATTTAATATCTAGCTCTTTATTCATTAACTCGTCCATTTGTTCAGACGGGTCTTTATTCTTTTGATAATCAACTCCATCAAGGAACGCCATATAATATTTACGATAAGCACTTTCGTCTTTTCTTACGCCAGTTGCTTCAAACATAAGGTCACAAATCTTAGTCCAGCTAATACCATAGATATCTTTATTCATAGCTAAACGCAAACCATATTCCTTATCGGTTTCGTCTTTACATTTAAGTAGACTATCTTCCATGTGTACTCCTTTCACTCCAAATGACTCCTTTAATTCCACGATGACTTTATTGCCATCGTTACTATCCACAAGCATTTCTACTCATGGATAGTTGCCATAGCAATAAACATTTAAAATCAAAGATACTGTATAATACCGTGGTATTATTCCAACACCTTTAACATTTATCGTCGCTGTTTAACGACCTCTAGTCCCTTCGCCCAGCATCATTTAACGAGAGGTTTTTGGCTTTGCGTTTGCAATTTTCCAAACAATCTTTTCCTTCCAATGTGTCTGATTCTGCTTATAAATACCATTTATAAACTCGTCCACATCTGCAATCTCATTTTCATCTTTTAGTTTCTGTGCCATAGACATTGCCATTGAAAAATCGTATTCATGGTGAGCAAGTTCTTGGTTCGCAAATTCTTTAAATTTAGAGAACGCAGAAGAATCTTCCATGTGGGCCATCATTTTTTGATAATGTTCTGCCATTTCAAGTTCTTCCATAGAATACTTGATTAATTTCTGAATAATAAATTTCGATTCATTTACCGTCATAATAATCACCTATTTGTTAAAAGTGATTCTATAATTTAACAAAATGTATAATATGTGTTTAATTAAAACAACTATTTATAAATTATGCAAGAACGGCATAAATCACTATCTCGGATATATAACCGTCAGCATAAGTCAACATTATCTTTCCAAATTTAGATTGTAAAATTCCAGTAACGCAAGAAGACTTTAGCTCCCTAATGGCTTCTCCTATTACCTTTGAGTCTGCTGCTGTTCAGAGTTCGCCTTGTCCTCCGCGTCTAGCGCATCGTAGTACGCCTGCGCAAGGGCTTCCACCTCTGCGATATCGTCCTCCGTCAGCAGCCCGTTGTCGTAGTGCATATATGCTTTATCCAGCCAGAACGCGACATCGCGCCCTGCGGCAATTTCCCGCTTGATGGAGCGCAGTGTCAGGTCGTGGCGGGCTTTGCTTTTGATTGCCATATGTATGTACCTCCTTATGTGTTGGTCATGGACGCCACAGCATCCTCAAGGTCAGTGATGCGCTTGATGGGGTCTGCTCTGCCGGTCACGGTCAAGACATCGGCATCGGTCAGCAGGGTGTTCACGCCGCTCAGAGCGGGGATGGGCTGTGCGCCAGTTGCGGTGAATGGCGTTGGAGTTGCCAGCTTGTAGGCGATTTGGACAGGTGCTCCGGCAGCGTACTGGGCGGCGAGGTAGGCTTTATACGCATCTAAGTCAGTAAATACACTCGTATAAACGCGGATAATTGTCCCCCGAGAAAACGCAGCTTTGCTAAAATGTGAACATATAGTATCAAGCGGTTCGCTATCTACTGTATAGTCAGTCGTGTAAAAAAATTTGGCGCTACTACCATCGTCATATAGTGCCCAATTTTCTGTACCGTTAAAGGACTTGGCTTGCCACGTCTCCTGCCCATCTCCGGTCACCGCGTCCACCGTCCCGCCGTAGATGGTGGAGGGCAGAGTGAGGGTGGAGGTTTGGCCTGTGTAAGGGGCGTAGGTGGTAGGTTCATCACCTGTATAGTACATCAATCTAAACTGTACATCTACAGATGTATTTGGTAATAGTGGAGATTGCAATACAATTGACTTATCCTTTTGAATGGGAGTTATGGCATTTATAACACCTTTCACGACAAACCATTTTGCCTTATACTCTTTGGTCAATATCACTTGGTTTGTAAATAAAATTCTGAAGGTAGCCCGTGGGTTGTCCTTATTCACTTTTGGTATACCAAATACCCTTATAAGTCCAGTATCATCGACAGTTACAGTAAGGCCATACGCTGTGCTAGGTGTTGCAGCTCTGCATTGTGCAACATCCAATAAATTTTCCCCGCACCGCTCGACCGTCACACTGTTCCTGCCCTTAATCGGGCGGACATTGTCAGGGCTAGGTTCGCCGCTCCCTTCCTGCGTCGGCTCCCAGCTGGCCACAACCCCCAGCGGATAATTTTCCACGGGGTAGCACACCACCGGGTTGCCGGTCTCGTCTAGCGGCGGACAGAGCATGTCCACGATGTGCTTGCTGCTCCATGGGGCAGAGTCGGTCACGGTGGTGTCATCAATTTGCGGGGCATCTTTGCCTGCCGGGCCTGGGTCGCCTTTATCGCCTTTGAAGTCGCCGCTTGCAATGCCGTCTTTTAGTTCTTGTAGGGTAGCCGCAGAATCGTCTGCGTTCTTTTTTGAAGCATCTTCGCTTGCTTTTGCATTACTTGCAGACTCACTCGAAGCATTAGCGTTGGACTGAGATAAATTAGAATATTCTTGTGCCTTTGTTTCACTTTCTTTTGCGCTATCTGCGCTATTTTTTGCGTTAGAGGCGTTATTTTGAGATTTTGCAGCATTTTCCGCAGAAGCATTTTTGCTCTCTAAAGCAGACGCCTCGCTTAATGCAGCATTCGTCTCAGATTGTTTTGCTACCTCTGCACTGACTCTTGCATTGTTCGCATTTTCATTTGAACTTGCTGCATTAGCCGACACATTAGCGTCTAAGATGTCAATCTCGGCTTTAATATCCCTGACTGTTTCAAGATTTTTGGCTACTTCTGCCGTATTTGCTGTGCTAATAATTTCACTTGTTTTTGCTTTGTCCTCAGAGCCTTTTGCGGCATCAGCCGATGCCGCAGCATTTATTGCAGAGTGTTCTGCGTTGACAGCGTTATTTGAAGAATTTATTTCGGATGCTTTTGCTTTTGTTTCGCTATCAAATGCTTTTTTAGAGCTATTATCACTGGCTGTCTCAGATAATTTTGCATTATTTTCAGATATCAATGCTCTATTAGCTGCCTCGGTCGCATTAGATTCGCTTATTGAAGCGTTCTCTTCTGATTTTAATGCAGCGTTTGCACTTTCATTAGCTGAATTTTTGTATTCACTTGCCAGTCTTTCGCTTTCTTTAGATTTTAATTCAGAGTCTTTTGCGGCAAGTTCGCTTGCTTTTGCTCTGTCTGCGGCTTCTTTTGCCTGATTTGCAAAATCCCGGGTAGAATCACAAAGGGCCTCTAGCTCTCCTTTTGCATCTTCTTTTACACTGTTAATTTCTTCAATTGATAAATTTTTTTTGTTCTCAATCTCTTCGATTACTGCCGTTTTTGAAGAATTAATCTCTTCAATAGCCTGACTCTTTACGTCTTTTGTATCTTCAAGAGCTTGTTTTGCTTCATCTGCTGATTTTTTAGCAGACTCCTTTGCTTCAACAGCAGTATCGGAATATTTCTTTACAGTGCCAACAAGCTCTTGCCAAGCTGGCGTTCCCGGTTCTGGAATTGTACCGTCACAGGTTCCGCTATTTTTGTTTACATAATAGCGAACGTCTGCACTCGTTACAGTTTTGGCTCCATCGGAACCCTCAAATACAATCCTCCCCTCACCTTTATAACTAGTAACCAATGCAGGAACTCTAATAACATTGTCTACTAATAAAGAGGTGATTGGCTCTTTAATGTCCGGGATATGCCAAAATGCGCGAATCGTTAAACCATTCCATTCACCAGAAGTTTTTACTTTTATACTGTATACACCACGATTTTTAGAATATCCAAACTGTAGACCATTCCCGCATTTCTGGAAAGAAATTCTACCATTAGTAAGCAACGTAATTTCTTGTTCTATCACATCGGATACCTCCATTCTTTAAATTTAAGTATTTCTTATTATGTTTTGTTCTCAGGAGGGATAGTTGGTAAACTCATAATTTTTTCACGCACACTCGGAATCATACCATTCCCATGTAATGCCGTGTAGCTCTCAAACATATGTTGAAAACTTTCTAAGTCATTAACAGAAATCCATCCTTTTACCTCATAACAGTTATGATATGTTCTTAGCATAGCATCCCGAAGCATATCTCTGTCTGCCTGAGAATTTTGACTTCCTTGTTCTCTTAAAGCCTTTACGTCATCAGAAAGAGAACTTATCTTATCATTTTGAAATGCAATCATTGCATACTGCTCTTCGTTTTGTTTAGCAATTTTATCAATCGCATCCTTAATTTCTCTTCTCTCCTGTTTTTCCTCTTTTAAAGCCCCGTCTTTCTTTTCATAGTGCCTTTTCACAAAGAACAAAAGAAGTCCAGACACACCAAAAGTAGAGCAAATATTAATAATAATTTGCAATACATCCATTGATACCCACTACTTTCTATAATATTTTTGACCCCTTTTATTCCATATCGTGAATCATCGCTCGGTCAATTTTTATTTTTACAACGAGTCAAAACCGTCACTCGTTTATTTCAGTCTGGATTATTTTACCGATAAGACAAGACTAATGCTTATTATCTTCTATTATTCCTTGTAATAAGGAAATAATAGTTTTTTCATTTTCATTTATTTCGTTTAATAGAGAAATAACCTTTTTATTTTCCGAGGTGTTATCAAGATTTAACTTATAAGATTTCTCTGAATAATTCAATAACAATGAAGCAATAATCGTGTCTGCAACACCAATAGCATCTAATCCGCCTAATTCTGCATTAGTATTAAGAATCATTTGACGCCACCATCCAGAAGTTTAATTATTTCAATATTTTGTTCTTCTATAATCTTTAATTCAGACAATAATTTTTCAAGCAACATATTCGTTTGTTCGTCAAGTTTATTTTCAATATGCTGGTTTTGCTTGATTAGCTCTGTATTTAACTGAGATGATGTCGCACCTTTAGTCGCTTGATAGACATTTATAAATTGACTAATGTTTGCAGCTCCTGATATTAAATCAGAATTTGCTATTGTTGCTAAATCATTTATAATCATAGAACACACCTCTTTAAAACCGGTTCTACAATTATAAATAATAAAGACCAGACAGGCAAGCCAAAGAACCTGTATCTCCTAACAATGGGTGATAGCAGCTTAATGTTTCTATCCTCTGGTCTTTAATTAATTAAAACTTAAACATATTCATAAATTTCTTTCCATATTTGGAAAGCATAATATAACACATAATATAGGCAGAGCAAATAGAAGCAGAAACAAATTGCATATTAAAAAACACCAAAATACAAGATAAGAAAATTAGCACACAAGTTCCCTTAATATAACGTCTTTTAAACTCAATATCTCTACTTCCTCTACTAGGAGAATTTTCGCTTGGCTTTGGAATAATATAAAACATATCAACAGATGACAGAAATGTAATAATAACTCCAATCATTACAAACATATTATTTACGGATAATAAAATAGCCATCATACTTCCAATAAATGAGATAATGTTTGTTACTGCCCAACAAGAAGCAAATGTCTTACAGTGTTCTCCACCACAAACAGAACGCAGAAAACAATAAGTAATCTGAAATATAAGAAAATACTTGATATATCCAAAAATAAGCGATATAATAAACCCAGTTCCAAATTCAAACAAAAAGCTCAAAATAGCAAACATACCATATTGAGTCTCTTCAATTCCATCACTGTCCTCATGGAAATGGTTTGCCACTCTTAGACCAAGTTTATAAGATATATTCTCAATATATTTAAAAATATTCATAATAAGAATATTCCTTATTTACAAAAAAATAGGGAGCCAGCCAACAAGCCGACTCCCCTATATTATTCTATAATGTCTATAATAATATAAGTCGGATTAGTTCTCCTTCTTATTTTCGTTAATAGCCTTTTCCATTAGAGAATTTGGCATTTTAGGCTGATAATAATTAAAAGATGTAAAAGCCTTCTCAACAGAATTATTTGCGATGATTTTTACAACATTTTTCATAGTAAAATCTCCTATGTTTTATAATAGTATATAACATGATTTGCATGAAGAATATTACAAAATTAGAAATAAACTCATGAAATCTGTTTGCAGGACAAAACAAATTATAAGAATATGCAATACTCTTAAATATACTTACTATAATTAATATAAACAAACAATTTATTATTTGACACATTAAACAAGTAAAATAATTAATTTTAAAAGAAACCAAATTATAGAAAAATAGCATTGATACTGGTATAATTAAATAATTTGAAATAAAAGAAACAAAAAGGAAGCAGTTTTCACCATATACTAAATTTGGCAAAAACTGTATCACAAAATTAACAGTTCCAAATACCCATAAAGCCACAATGCTCTTCTTGTTAAATTTCGTATCATTGCCTGTAATAATATCGCCCAATAAAATTAATGTATACGCTTCAATCGGATTATAAATTAACAAACTTAGTGGAATATTCATAACAATATCTCCTTATGTTATTTTATGGAATTATTTGCTTCCATTGTTAATATAGCACAATATATAGAAATTGTCAAGAGTTCTTTCTAAATTTATCATGTTTTCTTCTGATATATCAATTTTATTGGATATGTCAGATAGAGCATTAGAGAATGAGTTTAATTTAGAATTGATATAAAGTAGCATAAACACGACCATCAAAGATAATAAGCCAAAGAAAATAATTATTAGAATATCCGAGCCATCAAATATAATCTGTTTCTTTGTTGCATACACAACAGAATAATAAACTGTGATAAATGCAGTCACAAATACTACGATAGCAACAGAAAAATTTCTTACAATGTTTTTCATATAATTTACCCTTTACTTGCGATTACGAGTCCACTGCTCAAGATATATAGATAGTTCAGGCACTTTTTCAAACACCCAACAAGTCTTATTCTCTCTGATGTGTACAAACGAAGTAATAGGCTTAAAACCATTTCTTTCCAGATATTCTTTAAGATTAGGAGAATAGCAAGAGAAATATTTTTCCTTCTCATACTTCATACTACATCACCTTCTTTACAGATATAAAGGTGATTATTCTTCGCATTTTTACCAAATGTCATAATGTTTTCCTTTCATGCACATACGGGTGCACACCTGTAAGTTAAATTTCAAATTATGTCTATAACAATATATTATAGACACTTTACTAAGTATAACAATTTATACCTACTAAAGAGTCTATAATTTCTAAAATTTAACTTAAAATTACTTCTTTTGTTCTACCCATTTGGACTTGCCAAATAAGCCTTTCTTTTCAACCAAAATAGTGTCTTCTGTTTCTTTTGGTTTTAATACAGCAAGTGATTTTGAATCATCCTCTGATACATCAGAAGAATCTACATCAATTGGCGTATCTAAATCATTGATAGAAGTTGTACTAGTTGCTGGTATGTTTTCTACTTTAGCATAGATTTCATCTAGCTTAGTTTTTGTATCTTGTGAAAATTCACCAAATGTTGTCGTTAAATTATCACTAGTCGTTTGCAATGTTGCTATATTAGCAGCAATTGTATTTAAACTAGTTTGAGCGGCAGTAGCTTTTGCTTCAAAATCAGCAAGCGCTTGTGTTTGTGACTGAATTAGTTGCTGGATAAGATTTTCAATTTCTTCCAGTTTCTTATCAGAAGAACAACTTCCTGAATTTATAACACAGTAAGGAGATTTAGCACAAATAAGCCGCATATTACAGCAGCAACATCTTGACATCGTACCACATGGGGCAATACCGTTATTTA